CGGCTTTAGATAGGTGTACGCTGTCGGATCGACCACGGGGTCAGGATCGACCACGGGGTCAGGATCGACCACGGGGTCAGGATCGACCACGGGGTCAGGATCGACCACGGGGTCAGGATCGACCACAGGGTCAGGATCGACCACGGGGTCAGGGTCAACCACAGGGTCAGGGTCAACCACAGGGTCAGGATCGACCACGGGGTCAGGGTCAACCACAGGGTCAGGGTCAACCACAGGGTCTGGATCAACCACAGGGTCAGGGTCAACTACTTGTCCACCGGCATGATCGTTATAGATCACCCACCCGTCATTCTCTGAAATTCCGATGAATACCCCCGGCATCGCAGGAACCCATTTCGAATAGACCTGCACTACTCCGCCAGAAAGATCGTCATCACCCGAAGGCGCATTAAAAGAAGTCAGTTCCTCCGTCTCAATGTCATATCGAACAATTCCAGTAGTACCGTCCCACATAGTTACAACGCCATCGGATACCGCCAATCCATGAACTTTGAAAAGTTCTGGCAGCGCCTCTGCTGGCATGATGTTTTTCGATGAGTTAATTGTGCCGTCTAGTTCGATTCTCAATGTCGCTACGCCGCGCCCGGTGGAAGAGTAATACAGGTCTCTTCCATCCATCGTCATAACGCCCTGACCCCCTGAGATATTCTGCATCTTGCGCTTCTCAAGGGTGTGAGGATCAAATTCCCAAAGGACACCAATAGAACCGATAAAGTAAATTTTGTCGCGTTCGGCATCGTAGACAGTGCGATGGTAGTCTCCGTATTGCTCAACGGGCAGTTCCTCGTAATACCCTGAGTTATGCCAAGCAAACATATGCTTGTTCCATTTCTCCGGGAACCACTCACACCCCTTAAGCCCATTCACAGCATCGGGCTTGTATGAACGGGTGCGAAACATAAACGTCGCTTCAACCGTCGGGACGTAAACAAGTGAGTCATAATGATGAACACCTAGAGGACCCTGTTCTAGTTCAACGCATTGTGGGAAACCGTTCCCATCCGGGTCAACCATGTCAGGAAAAGGAGCCTTTGGTTGTGCATAATCAAAGTCTCGCGTCCATGTCAGCGTACCTACGTCGAACCGATAAACAGAATTGGTCCCGAGGTCTGAGTGCCCACCAGGGGCAACGATTCTTGCGATACCTTTTTCCTCGTCAAAACTCATCCCTGTCCAAACGCGAAGGGTATTAGCTTCTGCCCTCTGGCACTTCAGATACTTGCATGCCATCGTGCCATCATCCTGAATCAGAACAGGCGTAATCGCTGTCCCCGGTATGCGGCGAATCTCCCCAACCGGGGGGATATATGGGATTAACGCATCTGTCCAGTTTCCAGTAGGTTCTGGCGGGTCTACGATTACAGGACAGCCGTCAGGCGTATCTGCGAAGACATCCGGGCAAGCGTCTATCTCATCTGCAATGCCATCACCATCGCTATCCAGTGGCGGCAATGGACACCCGTCCGCAGTGTCTGCTGGCTCAGTAGGGCAAGCGTCCACGTCATCGGCCAGGCCATCGCCATCGGTGTCAACCGGATCAGGTTCTGGTGGTGTAACTTCTGGGATCGTAACGGTCACGATTCCGGCAATACTTCCCTCGAGCACGTTTCCATGCTGATCTTGGAAGGTAATTGCAGCGGTTGCTATACCGCTCGCGAGTAACGCCGACCAAATCAAGTATTTCATTTTCAACCCGCCCCTATTCGTCACTATGTCCGTGCCATTTCTTTCTTCAGTGATCCCGACCTTATGGCGTCAACGTATCCACAAACAAACCGTTGGTGGGATCCCAGCCTGGGTCAAAATTGCCATTGGTCGAGCTCGCATTGCCTCCCTCGGTCTGCAAGTCCATGAACCCGACAATGAGATCGCCAGCGACCAATGATGCCCCTGCTCGTTTGAGCAGGTAGAGATATTTAGCTGCGATAGTCACGGCATTGCCAAAGTCAAGGTCGTCGGCGTCGAGCTTGAAGTTTCGAGTAGATTGCAGTGTCCATGCGATATTGGTAATGACGTGGCCCTCTGCAAACGAGGCGATATAATCGGCGTCGTCGCACTCATTGGCGGAAATATCCGAATACACGTCGTCGTTGACCACTGACGGAGTATGCGCAGCGTCGACCAAGACTCCAACGATAGTGTCGTTCTCAAGGTCAATGATGTTTTTACGGCAGGCCAGGGAGCCAGCGTCGGTAAAAGTGAAAACGCCTACGGTCATGTCTCTATCCTCAAAAGATGTGAAATATTAGATTAGGGTATGGGTTGGCTTCTGGTGACTTCTGGGGAGATCGTTATGCCACCCTCGGCAATGCGGGTCGATTCTCCGGACGGAGATTCAATCTCGACATCGTAAACGGCCTCGGTTATTCCTGAATCCCAGGCCTCAGATATCGCGCTTGGAATAGTGATAACAACCAGGCCGGCGACCCCATCCGCAATCTCGATCATTCCCTTTGTATCTGTGTCGCCGTCGAGCAAGAGGGTATCCGATTCAACGGATGGCCTAATCTGCCATCTTGCCGAATATCCTGAAATATTGATTTCCGTCTCGGTTTGCTCATCAATCCAGGTGAATTCATGGGTGTATGTCGATCCCTGGTCCACCCTTATGTTCACTTTGCTTGCCATTAGAACGCCCGCCTGGTTTCAGTGATCTGCGGCGGAATTACCGCCCACGCCCGGATTGGATCTGGTCCATGATGTTGCCAAGGCGTCGATCCTTCTTTTTCTTGGCACTGTAAATCTTGTCGCCGACAGTATTTTTCTCTGCGGCGGTCATAGGGGCGGATGGGGCGGGCGCGCGTGACATGCGGGCGGGGTGCTTTAATCTCATGGATGGTGCTCCTGGTTGGATGTCAAAGACGGGCAACAGCCTCGTCGAGGGGGGCCATAAGCTCCTCGAGGACGATATCAGCCATACGGTCAGCCTCGGTGGGAGTGACGTCGCCATCCTCGATGCGCTGCTTGAGGGCTCGCAGCTCCAGAAGGCCTGGCTGCAGGTCGTCCTTGGCCTCGCGGGCGCTTTGCCAGGTGGTGACGCCAATGATAGCGATGTCGGCCAGCTTGATAAGCAGGGACGCGGTTACAGGGTCGATCATTGCGGCGGCTCCTTTGCGATCTCGGCCAGGGCTGGGCGGATTTGGCCATACAGCATGATAATCGCCTGGCGCCACTGCTCGGCCTCGTCCTGGTTACCGTCCAGGTAAGCGGCCCAAGCGAACCTGACCATTTGCGAAGCATCAATGATGGACTCCTTGAGCCCCCTGTAGGCCGCAGAATCCCTTGAAATCACGCCGGCGTCTGCTGCATCGGCCAGTGTGTTCGCCGCGGTAATCACCAGCTCCTCGGCGGCGGTGATGGTGTCGGCATAGGTCAGGGGCTTGGTGTTCTGCGGGGCGCAGCCAAGCAAAAGTGACAAGCCAATCACCATGAGCAGCCAGCCCAGCACCAGGTAGATTGCCGACCTTACCTCCCTGGGTATCTCTACGGTCTCTGGCCCTGATTTTGTTACTCGCACGTCACAGCCTCCCTTCGGTTTTGTCATCCTTGCGCGCCCAGGCGGCATACAGATTTCCGGCGACCGATATGCCGATCATCAACCATGCAAACTGCTGGGCGGTGAGGCCGTCGAGCGCGTCCGGCAGGAAAGCCACGATTTCTGGAGAAAGGCCCAACATTTGAGCCAAGAGGGCGGTTCCAGCGATCGACGCTGCGCCGCCGGCGACGGTGGTTCCCTTCATGGTCCTGGATTGAGCCAGCGGCTTGCTTGGGCTCAGGCCAGCCAGTCTTAGGCCCTTCTCCCAGGTGTCCAGCGGATACCAGCTTTCTGCGTCAGCTGGAGCTCGTCCGTTTTCCATACGGCACATGGCGCGAACCACGGCAAGAGTCGTCTCATAATTGGACAGATCAAGGTACTCATCTTTTGCGATCCCGGACCAGGTGGAAACGGCATCCAGGTAGGCGCCAGTGTCATTCTCTGCCGGCGGCGCCCAGCGGGCGATGATTCCACGCAAGGTATTAAGGTCGTGCTGCTCCTGGTACGACTGCAGGTTTCTGACACCCGCTCGAATCCCCCACTCCGGGGCTTGAAACGTCTCGAATTCAGGATCCGTCCCGGCTACCTTGCCCTTCCAGGCAATGTCTGTCCTGCGAATATTCAGGGGGTTGTTGTTTCGGATGCCACGCGATGCTGTCATTTTGGTGCCTTATCCATAATGTGTTGGATTACTACCATTCCAGCGGTGCCAAAAATCGACAGTAAAATTGTGACCAAGATGCGCATGGCGCCCTTAAAGTCCCTGCTCTGTTGGTCGGAATGCGCCTGCAGCCTAACTGCAACGGCGTTGACACTGCCGTTTACGGTATCGATCTTGTCGGTCAATCGAAGCGTCTCACTACTCATGACCTGCTCGAGCGCGCGCTGGGCTGACGTGTTCTCGATCACCTTGCGCTCGACGTCGGTTATCCGCTCCTCGCCGCGCTCGAACCGCCTTTCGAGACCGCGGACGTCCGATCGTATCTCATGCACCGACTCCTGAATGTCAGTCAGTCGGCGATCGTCGGATGCCCTGCTTGCATACGGGCGCTCAGCGCAATCCTTATCGTGCGTAGCCATATCTTCAGACTTCAGCATCTTCAATGGCCGCCGCTTCCAACTGAATGAGTTCGCGCGTCATAAGTAGCGCCGTTTTTGACTTGTCCAGCTCCATTCCGAACGTGTTCATCGCGTAATCGGCGACTGCCGTTTTGCTACGATGGTTGAGTCCGCGGTTGTCGGCCCAGCGTTGAATCGCGCGGTTGCTTGCTGCGATCGGGTCTGCCAAGGCCTCGACCTCCAGGTCATCCGTCTCGTCTGGATCGGTGGCGTCAACAAGCTCGTCCTGTACATCGAAACCCTCATCGACAGGCTCTTCGATGGCTGGCTTTTTGATCTTGCCGGGCTTGGCGCCTGGCTCATAGAGCGCATACGCCTCGCGAATTGAAAGAAGTCGCTGGGCGTGATCGCTGTCTTCGACCGCGCAAACGTGAGCTCCGTGCTCATTTGGCTGGAAGTGGTACTCGTTTTCATCCTCGCCCAACGTCACAACAGTACCGTGTGGACGTCGAATAAGGCACTCAATCATCGTTTTCGCCATTCGGAGCTCCGGGTTTAATACCCTGGAGCCAAGGCGGCTCCAGGGAAGGGCTACGCCCTCTGGTTATCGGTCAAGCACCTCGGCCCCTCGGTACATCAGGGTCGCGGCCAGCTTGCCGGTGGTGGCGCCAGTGGTTGGGCCGGTAGCAACAACAGCCCGCAGATAGCAGTCATTGTCGATTATCGGCATGCGCAGTGCCGCGAGCTCGTCCATCCGGTCGATGCCGCCAGCCCTGCCAACGATGGATCCGGTGTTGATTGCGTAGGAATCATCGCCTACCGGGTCGTAAATCTCAAAATTCAGCACGACAGCTGAACCGGTATCAACGGCGTCGGTATCGATAATGCAATCGACGGGCAGATGCTTGGCCGGAAGTTTGGCCAGGTTGACGATATCGTTGATCGCCAGGGCGCCGGTAACGGCCAGGTCGATGAAACCCCGGTTCGCCTTCACGTCGCCCTGAACTGAAGCGGACGGAGCAGGAAACCGCACCTCCGCTTTTGCTGCGTCATAAGTAGACATTTCAAAAATCTCCTGAAAGTAAGGGTTGCCAGATAGGGGCGCCAGATGGCGTCCCTAATCAGGGACGATCAAGTCGGATCAGCGGCAGCCGAATCAACGGAAATCAAACCGAAATCCTTGTTGTTGAAGCGGCACTTCTTGGTTCCGACGATCGTGGACGTGGTGATGACCGCCTGGTTGCCGTTGTCGCGGCTTTCCTCATGCCAGTCAAAGCGCAGGCCGGTGCCCGGGGAGCCGAATGCACAGACGAGGCCCTGGCGGCCAAGAAAGAGGTTGCGAGCCGCACCAACATCGCCGCCGGCGCCGTAATCGTCGAACCGGACCACGGCTTTATGCGAGTGCAGGACAACATTGTTGTACATGCCAAGGCTGCCTTTGAAGATCGGATTCTTGCGCCCTTCGGCGCCAGTTGCCGCCTTCTGGATGTCCAGCCACTTACCTTCGCCGGTGGCGGTGCGCACGTCAAATTCCGACCAGGTGTGCATCAGGAACACATAATGCTCCTCGCCATCGATCAGAATCGGCTGGATCTGCGGGGTCTGCTGGATCCCGCCGCCCATAACCTCGGCGCGAACCTTCACCTTGTCGATCGTAGCCAGCTCCACTTTGTCGGTGGAAACCAGTGACGCCTTAGAGGTTGCAGCACCGGCATACATTTGATGCTGTGCATCCGGGGCCTCGAAAGCGTTATTGGCGCGTCCGGTGTAACCCAGGCGGAAAATGTAGTCCGGGTTGATGCCCCTGGCGCCAGAGCCGTACATGAAGAACAGCTCGTCGAACACACGCGACCACCATTCCGCCTGACGCTTGCGCGCGATCTTGCGGAGATTGTGGATGGTGCGCTTGCGGGTCATACGCCCGCCGGTGTTCACGCCGCCGCGCATCTGGTCGATGTAGACGTTATCCGAATAAAACTTGAGGTCTTCTTCCTGACCCTCCAGCACGTCGTCGCCCTCGACGGGCTCCATTGCCAGCTGTACGGACAAGTCGTAGCTGATATTTTCGCCGGCGTCGTTCTCCAGCTTGGACAGCATCGTGATCGGCGCCATGCCGTCTTCGCCACGAGCCATGAATTTGCGCGACCAGTATCCGGTGCGCGCGGTGTCCACTGCCAGCATCGCGCTGTAGTGGTGTACTGCTTTCGGGTCGTTCAAACCCACGATAGTGCGAGCCATTTCGTAGTGCTCCTCAGTTGAATGTCAAACTTCAACTCGGTCGCACTCTTGCGCGAAAGGGCCGGGTTGGTGGGTAGCGTCAGCTGGTAACAGCTTTCGCCGGGGGGGTTGTCTGCGTCGCGAGCTTCACAGACTTGGGAGCGTCCACCTTCAAGCGGACACGTCTCCCATGTTTTTTTACGAGCTCGATGCGGGTGTCTCCAACCAGGAGAGTCCCGCCGAGCTCGAGATCAACGAATGCCGACATTTAGCCCGCGCTCTCCAGCCAGGCGTCCACTTCGGAAGTGGGCATCTTGGCAAGCGCAGCCTCAAGGTCGTCACCTTCAAGCCCTTCCAGGTGTCGGAACTTATCAGGCTCTATCATATTGTCATCCGCGGGCGGCACGTCGCCCAGGGTTTGCGGGATCTTGGGCTGGGCCTTTTTCGGCTTTGCCTGGACTTTTGGGGGCTGCGAGGCGGACTCTGCCCCGATATTCAAAGCTCCTTTAACCCGTTCTGCGGCCTTGAGAATCGCCGATCCGTAGTCGACGCCATTGAGTTCGCCGTCCTTGTACATTTTGTCCAGCGTGGCCTGCAGGAAGGTCTGGCGCATCGGGTCAAGAAACGCCGCGTTGGCCTCATCCTTAAAGAATGTCGACTGCGCGCGCTGCCAATTCAGGTCGTCCTCATAGGCCGAGCGCGTTGCCATCTTCGCGTCGTTGATCTCCTTCACGCGCTCGTGATACTGCGCGAAAGTCATGTCGCCGTCTTCGACCTTCTTACCCAGGCCTGCGTACTCTTCATCAAGGGCGCCCATGCTCTCCTGGTAGGCTCTGGAGAGCTCTGCTACGTCGTCCTGTTGAGTAGCGGTCCCAGCTTCTTCGCTCTTATCCTGGCCCTCGTCGCCGGCGGGCTGCTCCTCTTTGGCAGCTGCGGCGGGCTCAGGCTCCTGCTTGCCTGCCTCTTTGTCATCTTCAGCGGTCTCGACTTCCTGTTCCTCGCCATCGCCGGCGTCTTCCTCGTCTTTCGGCTTGTCGTCGGCATCGTCTCCTGGCTCGTCGTAATCCAGTGCGGCGCGCTCCTCATCGGAAAGGCCTTCCATTTCGTCGTCTGTCAGGCTATCCGGATTGACTGCTGCGGCTTCGTCGTCTACGTCTACTGCGGCTGCTGCTTGCTTCGGTGGCATTTAGTAACTCCTCGACTATTGGACCAGGGGAGGCGGCCCTGGCTGAACCAAGCCCGGCGCCGGCGGCACCGCTGGCTTGGGGGCCGAAGATTGCGCGGCCTCCTGCAGCAGTGTGTCGGCGGTAGGCGCAAGTGCTGGGGCCTGGAGACTTTCGAGTGCCGTCTGTAGTGAGGCGGAAAGGTTCTCCAGGGCAGCGCGCTGCGCCTCCTGCTGGGTCTTGGCGGTTTTCGCTTCCCGCTCCTCGATGGTAGATAGGGCGTCGCGCATGGCGAGCGCCGCCTGCTCCTGCTGCTGGCGCTCTTGCTCCATGCGCTTCTGAATCATCGCCGGGTCGTCTGGCTCGTCCGGGTCTGACTGGCCGTTGATCTGTCGAATCCTGGCAACCATGGCGTCCTTGCCTGGCAGGTCGGACAACTCGAAAACCATGTCGAGCAACTGGATGGCGATCTCCGCGGGCTGCTTGGCCACCATATCGGACATCTGCTCGAACATTGCCTGGCGGACTGTCTCGTGGAATGGGGTCTCTTCGACGATGAAATCCGCCTGGCTGGCGGTGATAGGGTCTTCCAGCTCCCCGGTTTCTGGGTTGGCGCCGTTGATGTTTACGAATTCTGGTTTGCCGCGCTCGTTGGTGATCCGGATCACCTTTTCCCAGGAGTAAAACTGCTCGACATTGGAAAGCTGTAGCTCTCCGGATATCTGGATGGCGAGGCGCAGGTTGTCGAATAGGGTCGTCGTGACCACGGACCCCTGGTTTTGCCTGGCCATGATGGCCTTGCCGCTGGTTGCGTTGCTCTCAAGGCCCAGGTTCTCGCCAGTAACGCCGGACGTCTGGCGGATATACTCTGAGTCCTGGATCCCCATTTCGACATGCTCGCGCGCCAACCCGCGGTCGGTTTCCAGGGTGAAATCACTGCCACGTTTCTTGCGGATGACGCCAGAAGGATCCGCCACAATCTCCTCGACGTTGCCGTGTTCCTCTTCGTCCACAGCATCCTCGTCCATGATGACGCGGTTGCTGGACAGGATATACAGCGCCTTGCTGCGGCGCTTGTTAAGGTCTTCCTGCGGATCCCTGGCATTGCGCAAAACGCCATACGGCTTTCCGTCTCTTGCCCTGCGGTAGCCCCAGACCGGCACAAATGGGTACCGCTGATGCCGATATGGGGTTGGAAGATCCTGGAGCAGCTGCCCGTCCTCGATGCCAACCGCGCAGCGCATCCGCATCCGGATGGCGTCGAATAGGATCAGGTCGCCCGTCTCGGTGGCCTCCTTCATTTCACCGTTCGTTTCGTCGTACTCGAGACCATCGTAACGGTCCCATCCCCGCACGATCTGTACCTGGGCGGGTATCCGGTACCAGGTTTCAACCATGGGAATGACGCGCCGCCGGCCCAGCTCCCGGGCAGACAAGGCATCGGCGACCACAACGGTATGGCTCGCATCGGCGTCGTAGTAAAGCTGGCTCTCGAAAAAGTCATCGGACGCATGCGAGGCGATCTGTTCGAGGGTGCCAGACGCTTTCAAGATCGTCTCTTTGGCCCATGGGAACATGGCGCCCGCTACATCTAGGTCCAGGATCCGCGCCCGGTGCAGGAACCTGGCATCGGATAGGTCAAACTCCCGCGAGATCGGGTCGTACCACATATTCCGCCAGCTCTCGGAGCGCACAAACAGCGGCTCGCGGTCTGCATTGCCGCGAATTCCGGTTTCGATCCATCCAAGGCCGGCGGTCGCGGCCTCGCGGAAAGCGCGGCTGCGGTGCCAGGGTGCGCGATTCACGTCGCTGAGATACTTCAGCAGCTTGGTTTTACGCTCTGCCGGCACGCGATCCTCATCGGTGCGCGGGTGGACTTTCCAATCCACGCGGCTGCGGCGCTCGGTGCCGCAGATCCACTCGATTGCCGGCTTGCACTCGTTGAACACCAGCGGAGCCTGGCCCCGCTCCTGGAGCACCGCCTTGTCCTCCTCGGTCCATTGGATTCCGTCCGCGAAATCCTCGTCGGTGGCCATTTCCTGCCGATTCTCGGCATGGTACACGCGAGACTGGTACCACCAATCACCCAGGCGGCCCTCGTGATCCTTGATGGCCTCCTGCATCTTCTGTTTCTTGCCGCCCTCGATGGCCTGGTAGCGCGCGTCCGCCTCAACGTCTCCCAGCACATCATCCAGGAGGATAGGCGCGTTCGATATCGGCATTTATGGCAGCTCCTCAAGGGTTGTGATGGTCAGCGGCTTACAGATCGCAATCGGCGGCGCTTGCTCGGCGCCCCGGTCAACAAACACCAGGCGCAGATAGCCGCGATCATCGATATCGGCACTCACCAGGTCAGGCTCCTCTCCGAATTCGTGCGGCAGGCCATCCTCGATCTTGTGTCTTGAGCCGGTGCGAAGCATCTCTGCGACAGCTTCAGGTGTCATCACCAGCTCATAACGTGTGAGTATTTTGCTCATCGCGTAGTATCCAATAGCTCTTCGCCGTTCAGAGTGACCTTGAGTTGTTGGCGCTCGGCCTCTCGAACGATCTGGTCCATATCGAAGCCAGCCCATGGCGGCATCCGTATAAGGTCGGAAAGGTTGTCCACGATCACGCTCATGATCTTGAAACAAGTGTCTTTCGTAATACCCAAGCCAAGGTGTGAGGCAATCTCAACAGATTTGCCGATCAGGTACTTGGTGGGCTCTCCGGTCTGGCTGTCGGCATACATGTGGGCGGCGCTCAGCGGGATAACCCATGCGCTCCGCTTGATCCCCGCCCGGCCAAGGCACATACAGGGCTCAGTGTCATCGACCTTGTTCGTCGCCGAAACGTAACTGTAGAACAGCGTGAACTCGGGGTATTTCTTGGTCGGCGGTCGCTTGTTGTTCCTGGTCACTGTTACCTGGTTCTCCAGTTGCCGCGGCGTTGCGGTTTCTTGGCGGCCTTCTTGGCTTTGTAGCCCTGGGCGAACTGCCGGAAGGCGTCTGCCGGGTTACTGGCCCAATCGTGCAGCGGACGCTGCTTGAAGGTGCCCAGCTTCTCGTCCCATTCCTTTCTATAGTTGTCCAAGCCCTTGATTCCTGTCGCGCAGCGCGTCTCATCGATCCAGCACTCAGATAGGGATTGCCTGGTCATTTCGATGCCTTCGCCGATGTCCTGCACTCTGGGCACGATCTCGGTAGGCTTGATCTGCAAGCTGTTCAGCACTTGCTCGCGCGTCAGGTTGTCGCTGCGCGTGATGTCGGTCACCTCCGCGTCGTGCGGTAGGTAGTGCATGCCGTAGATATACGGCTTCTTCTTGAGCTCCTTGGCGTAGTGCTCAAGGGACTCGCCGCTGTTCTCGTAGTAGTCGATGAACCGGTAGACGCCACCAATGTGCTGCATGAACCAGATGGCATTCACGTCGTTCCTGCCCAGATCCCAGAAGGTGTGCACCGGAAGTTTCGTGGCCACCGGGATCTTGAGGATCCGGCCCTCGCGGCGCATCGCGGCCATTTCCTTTGCGTAGTACGCGCCCTCGATGGCGACCTGAAAGGCCTCCTCGGGGGTAGACGGGTATTCCCGCAGGATGTCGTCGCCCAAGGCCCGCCACTTGGCGGCGTACCAAGCGCGCTGCCCGAGATCCAGGGCAACGCCGTGCTCGTCCTCCAGTTTTGTGAAGTATTCGAGCTCGTAGTCGCGGAAAGTGAAGGCTTCTGCGACCTCCGGCGAGAAGCGGTATTCCTTGCTATCCCACCATGGCTGGAAGTGAAACTTAAACTCCAGCGGGGTAAGCGGCCTGTGCTCCTTCTCGAGGTTCTGGGCCTCCTGGCACATATCGAAAAAGCGGCCCGCGTTGCCCTCGGCGGTGGACTCGAACACGGCGATCCCGTTCTGCGGGACAGCCTCGAGGGCGCCGGTCATGATCTCCCGGGCTTTCTCTGGGTACTTGACCGCGATCTTGCCGAACTCAGATACGTGGAGCAGCTGCAGGGTGCCGGATCGGTAGCTCGTGCTGACCGATATTGCCGATTCGGTGGTTTCTCCAGCCTCTTTGTGCTCGAAGATGAATTCTTTCGAGCGCGCCTGCTTGGCCGGGCTCATCATCTTGATGGCCTCGGGCAGGTTGTTGTACGGGACGCGGATCTTGGTCCGGAATATCTTTTCCGCGTCATCCAGGTTGTGAGCAATGATTCCGGCCTGGAAGCTGGCCTTCCACACAACGCAGTCGAGGCCGTAGATACACATGGCCGTCGTGAATCCAAACTGCCGCGCTTTCAATATGACGTTGCGGGTATGCAGATTCAGCAGCAGGCGCATTTGCGCCTCGTTGGGTATGAACCGCACCAGGCGACCGCGCTTGTTCGCGATCATGTAGAGATTGGATAGGCGCCAGGCCTGGTCGGCGTATTGGCGCTGGTCTATCTCAATCCTGACTGGCGCCTCCATCCATCATTCAGAATCAAATTGGCTGCGGGCGGCCAGCGAAAGGTCAAACTTCAATGTCCCCGGCTTGCCGGTGTCGCTGTTCTTCTGCACGAAGTTGAATAGGTCTCTCAGCACTGAGCTCTCATCTGCTTTGGCCTTATTCTTTGCCCCAAAGCCAAGCATTTCAGCTGTCCTGGCCAAGCATGACTCCCGATTAACAAAGGTTAGCTTGAACATTCCGCCCTGCATCGGGGTGATGGAGGCAATGGCCCTGCGCTCTGCTTCCGGAATCTCATCCCATGGCCGCAAGTCACCGACATCATTCAGTATTTTCGAGATATCGAAATCCGCGAGCTGCCAAAGCCGCTGCACAATTTCATCCTCGGTGATGTGGTTACGCTCTGCAGTTGCCTCGGCTTTCGCGGCCAGGTACAACTTCGCCTCTTCGCGTCTCAGTAAGCGCGAAGCGGCGGCAGCGGCGGCTTTCCCGGTGGCGCGATAATGCCGCGCATAAACAGTGCCTTGAGCCTCATCTGGGTGGGCGTACAGATCATCCAGAAAGAATATCTGCAGCGGCGTGAGCTTCTTGGCCTTTGTCTTCTTCGGCATAAGAAAAAAGGCCCGCGTCGCGGCGGGCCAGTCCTTGAATCACCATTTCGGGGGTGGGTATCTTCACAGGCAGCTGTGGAGCATGGCGATAACAGTAGTGAAAACGGCAGGGTTTGCCAACTATTTCAGTAACTTAACCGTGCACGGTATTAGGATATATGCCGCGTGCGATCAGTCTGACGCATTTCCTGGGGCAAAGGGGGGATTTTCCCCTGTTTCATTGCTGAGCGCCGTCGCGATTGCGGCAAGGTCATTCCTCGCAGCGACCAGGTGCAATTCTGCGAAGGGTTCTTTGATGGCTGTCATCTTCACAACATCCGACACGAAACGGCGCCACAGCGAGTCAAAACCACGGTGCGAGTCTGTATCTGGGTCGTGGTATGGCTTTCCAAGGCGACTGACGATCAGGTATGGATCCCGGTGCGTCGGGGCCATCGATCGCAGGATATTGACTGCTGACCGCATAAATCCATCCGGATCCCAGGGCACTATGTCGTCGCCAATCAAGATTCCCCCGGACTTGATATGGCCCGGGCCTAATGTCAGGAGCTCGCGGCGGGTTGCTCCGGTTATCAGCTTGAGCGCGACGTAGCACTTGCCGATCTGCAGGGTTCGGCGACGCCGGCGGTCGATATTCTCATCGATGCCCATGAACATAATCTCGCTGATCTCCCAGGGCTCAAGATATCTCCGGAGTATTGGGCGGTCCTTGCGTGGCGGCTCGAGTAGGGGATTTTCATCCACAAGGCCCCAGATAGCGGCCTGGCTCAGGCAGTTTGTAAGCACGTCGATGTCGTTGGCGGCGCTGGTGATGCCATTGCCGACGCCGCGCCACTGCCGGCGAGCAGATAAATCAAGATATTTGCTGGCATGATCGTGAGTAACGCTTTCCATGCGCACATGCCCGAAAACCGGGCGCAGACGCCGAAAGCTGGTGATGTATATCTCTGCCCTGGCCCGCGGCATGTTGGGTATCTCGGATACCAGCATCCGGTCGAACAGGTCTCCGATCGTCACGGTGTCCGCCGGGTAGGTCTCCGCTAATTTTCTGGCCCACTCGTCCCAGGCCTCATCCAGTGTACGGCCCAGCTTGTACTCCTGGCAGTCGTCCCACAGCAGCTCCAAGCCAGGCGGAACCCTATACCAATAGAAACCCCTGCGGTGGCGCCAACGCGCGGGCAGCTGGTCACTCATTGGGGGCTAGTTCGGGCGCGAAGTAATAGACTTCGGCGACCGCCTGCTGCTGCATGGAGCAGATCAGATCATTGCCCTTGTAGACGTGGTAGAGCCCAATCCCGTAGGTGCCGAAATTTTGCAGCTCGTAGTCGATCCTGGTTATCTCCTCGAATCCGACCTGGAACTGGACCGGATACTCACCCTCCCGGTGGGGCTCCAGGCCCACCAGGGTCTTGATCTTGGGCTTGTCAGGCATCTTCGTCGTCCTCCAGGAATACAACAGCATGGGCCATGCCGATAAAAACGAGCCAGGTGGCCAGCAGCCGAGTGCGCCATCCGTACTCGTTAAGCACGGTGTTCGACGCGATAATTGGTCCCTGACCATGACCAAGGTCTATATCCACTCCCTTGATAATCATTGGCCCGTCCTTCTCCCAGGTCAGCAAGCTGCCTTTTTTGTAGCTGGCGCGGTCAGGCATTGGGGTCCACCTCGATGTCCTTCAGGTCCAGGCGCTTGCCCTCGCGGGGGAACTCGACTACCCCGTCTCGCTTCCTGGCGATCAGGTCGTCGTTCAGCTCCTTGGCCAGGTCTGGCATGGAGGTGGTCAACAGGTGGTCGATCAGCGCCGCCTGGTACTCGATCATCGCCAGGAACGTGTCGCCCAGCAGCTCCGGGTGCTCCTCCTGGATCTTGTCGTAGATAGCGGTCCTGGCCTCCGGGCCTTGTGCATCGGTGAGCTGGCGCAGGTAATGCTCCACCTCGTCGTTCATGTCTTCATTCATTTTGCTTGGCCCTCTTAGGCATGATGGTTTTCACGATGGGGTAGCGCTCCCCCTTCTGGATGATGATCTGAAGGCCTTGGTATCGGTAGGCCTCGGTCTCGTTACCCGGGTCGGCGTCCATTGCCTCCTGGGCGATCCGCTCGATCCAGCTCAGGATCCCCTCTTCGTCGTCGAGCTTGGTGTTGTGCCAGATTTTCCGGCAGCGAATGCTGGCCCGGTCAATGGCGTGCCGGGATACCTCGATGTCCGGCAGCTTGGTCCCGCGGCGATCGAGCTCAGCCTGGGCAAAATGCCAGCCTTTCGCCGCCTCGTTGACCATCCAGCGCAGGTAGCTCGCGGGGATCCGCGTGTACAGCTCTCCCTTGTGCTTGCCGTGGCCGATCCTCAGGTGGTGGGTGTCGTGGGCTGGATTGCTCATTTCAATACATTCCCTGCGTAGCGGTCATGCAGCTTATTGGCCACCGCGCGCGACTCGTCGCTCATACGCGATATATGCACAACCTCGCCAGTGTGCGGGTTGGTTATCGTGTCATCGAATCGCTTCATCGCCTTATTGTTTCTGCGCTCCTCCCGGTCTGCCCAAACGCGGAACATTTTGGGGCTTATCCGAGCCCAAAACGGGGGGTTGCCGATGGTCTGGCAGACTTCCGGCCCCAGCTCGGTAATCATGTCGATGTGCTTACCTGGCAGGTAGATGGAGATATCCAGGTCGCGCCACTTGAAGTGTCTCTCGCCGCGCAGATGCGTCTTGACGTTCGATTGCTTGCCGCCTTTCAGGTGTCGATGATGGGCGGAAACCCAATGGATGATCTTCTTTCGCTTTCCGCTCGGCGTCAGCGCGGTCTGGCGGTCCTTAAACAGCTTCAGGGCCTCCTCCATTGTGAGCATGAAGTTTACCCGCCCTCGGCTGTCTGATGCCGACAGATACCAGCTCGATTCGATCTGCTGGAACGTGTTTATCATCATGGCGGCGACGGTTGGGGCGGTCCATTTTTCACTCTTTCGGTCGGCTGGCGACATGAACATGTTGTACCCGCTTTTGATCCACCGCACCGTCTTGTAGCCATTCCCTCTGCCGTGGCTTCGGCCTTTGCGCCTGGGGATATACAGGTAGTGCTCGGTCAAATACTCCATAACGTCGATCTTTCCTGTTTCCGGGCAGATCGAGACCATCGCCCGAAAGCTGTCCTCCTTGCTGTCGTGTTTCCAGTGGTAGACCTCCTGCAGCTCATAGGCGTGCCCTGGAGTCCTGAATCGGTACAACGGCGGGGGGAAGGTCAGCTTTCGCAGGATGAAAAAAACATGCTTTGCCGCGTTCTTCTCTGATCGGTCGGTACGAAGACCGACAAAGGCGAACGTCGGCAGGCCAAACTCAAGATTCACTCTTGGGTTCTTCTGCAGGCTATCGTTCCACACTTGTCCCTCGGCGGGGATCAATGGGCCAAGCAGGCGCATATCCGCCCACTCTTTGCGCTCGACGCACAGCGCGTCGTTCTCCTTCATCCTCGCTATTTGTGTATCGCTGGCCTTCGCAGCCAAGTGCGATAACGCGGCCTCGGCGTTCTGCACCACCTCGTCGACCGTCATAAACTCACGGTAGCCGTAAGCCAGGTCAATCCGGTTGATTTTCTTTTCCCGCCGCTTACCTCGGCGCTTGAGGGCTCCCTTCATCGCCCCCCAGGTTTTCGGGATCCGGTCGCGCCTCCCGTACAGGAATATTGCCACCGTCTCCTGGGCAGCTGTCATTACTGCGTTCATGCGTTTCTTCCTCTTGTTGTCAGGTGTAAAACTCAGGCCTGGTTAAATCTTGTTTTTTTGGGCGGGTTCAGGAATCTGGTTTGACCTCCAGGCCGCAGACGTCGCAGGTAAGCGGGTTCTCGACACACGCCGAGCAAGGCGGCGAGATGTGGCAAGCGCAATTCTCTGGCGTCTGGTACTCCAGGTGGCCGGCGCACTCCTCGATCGGGCAGGGGCAACCCTCCTGGTGGCCTCCACCGAAGTCCTCATCGGGCCAGCCGCAATCCTCGCAATAGACGTCTACGCCCTCCTGGGTGCCGTTGGTGTTCACCACTTTGATGCCCTGGCGGCTCTGGCACTGCGGGCAGACCTCCGGCACGTCAGACATTGATGAACCCCTCCCGGATCCAAAACAGCTGGGTGCGGACCATGCCCTCGAGGTGCATCAGCTTGAGCTCGTCGCGGGTGTAGTGGGTCTTGTGGTGGCCGTCGATGGCCTGGTGGCACTGGTAGCAGCAGAAGGCCCCGAGCAAGTCGGGGTGTTTCCGGCCCATTCCGGCCCCGCCCAGGTGGGCCAGGACGGTTGTGCCAACGCCGCCGCTACAGACGCCAGGGATCCGCACCAAGCACTCCTGGCCCTGGGCAGACTTGCGCAGCTTGCTCACAGTAGCCTCGCCAGGCCGCAGACGTAGATTGTTACCTGGTGGTCGGCGCCCTGCTCGTCGAACCGGACGTCCTGGCCTACCTCCTTGAAGGCCATGCAGTTAGTGCTTTCACACCACCGATCGGCGTCGAAGTTGGCCAGCTTCATAGGGCACAGCATTTCCTTGGCCTCCTTCTCAGTCACTCGCATGGCTCTTGCTCCTCCTCGGCCTCGTCCTCCAGGTATTCACAGTCGAACTCTACCTCGGGGCAGAAACGCGGGATAAAGGTAATCCGTCGCGTCATCTCCTCAACAGAGGAGGATACGTCGACGCTTTCTCCGGCTGAATCACAGCCAACCACGACCGCATTTCCAATCAGCGGGATCGGATACCCTGTGAACGAGAAAATATCGTTGCAGTACAGTGGTTGACGGTACATACCCATATCGTCCACATACATAATGTCGCCACCGCCATCCATGTCGCGGCTTGAGCGCACCGTGTTGAAAAGATCGCAATCAATACGCCGACAAATATCTGCGGCTCCACCGTCGCCAGCATCCTCCAGGTCGATTTCGGTTATCGACCTGGCTCGCGGTTCAATAAATAGCGCTTTCATCGTCATTTCTCCCCGGTCTCTAACTCGTGAAGGGCGCGGACATCAGCGCGCAGCTCACCCCAATACCAGCAAAATCCGCGCTCCAGGAGGGCCTGAGCAAGGTCTCCGCAGGCCTCGCAAACCTCCCGGATGTCGCGCACAAACTCATCACCATTTTCATCAACGCCCCAGGTCCACGCGCGGTAGTGCGGCTGGCCTTTGTGAATCAGTTTCCTGCACTCTGGACAGATTAAGGTGCCATTGCAGGGTGTCGTATCGTCCGGGAGCTCGACATAAAGCTCTCCTTCGCATCCGCATGCCAGCGTCATACGACCCTCCCAAGCAACCCGATAGCGCCAATCAACACCAGCGCCAAGACTGACGGCTCCGGTATCTTGCCGGCCGGAAGATCATCAGGCTGGCTGCTACGCCCACCGCCAGAACCTCCAGGGGCGCCAGACACGAAAGGGGCAAATGGGAAATACCTCTCGGTGATGCCGGGCTGACAACACGAACCACTGGCGGAATCCGCCAGTGCCTCGCCTGGGGTTGGCAATGTGGGTGTTTTTTTGCCCACATTGCCAACCTTCTCTCCCGGCACTACGCACCACTGCTGTTGGCAGCAACAGCCGTTGTTGATCGAGATCACCGTTGGCCCGCGAAACGCCAGAGCTAGGAACCCGACGACCAGGCCGCCGATACAGGCCCCGATGATGGCGTATTGCCAGCGCCGTGATCGCGGCTGCTTATTGCGCTCTTCCATTTCATGCTCTCCTATAAGGTGTTTTGTTGGGTAATCCCGCCGAACAGGGCGGCGAAAGTCGATCTCAGGTCTGCCATCTGCTGATTGCGCCCCGCGCGGACACCGCGCATGTAGAGGCCATTGGCGAAGATGACGGCCTGGCTGATATGGTCGTCTGTCCAATCCGCCGGCAGCGTACCCAAACTATCGCCGTCTGCGTCGTACAGCCGAGCGTGAAATCCCTCGCGCCGGATAACTAAATCCTCAATGTGGACCAGCCCTTCATACGGTGGAAAGTTAGGCATAATCACCACCCTCTTTTCTGGCCTCGATTTGCTCGCGGTAGAATCGCAGCACAACGGCACACAACCAATCGCCGACCGAAAACGCGCCCCGGATCCCCTTGATGCGCGTGATCTTCTGCGGATCCCGGGGGCGGTTATCCTTGTCGACGGCCCTGCAGATGACAATCATTACGGCGCCACCACTTTTCGGTTCCTTGAACTGATAGCCGTTTGCGACCAGGTATTCGCGGAAAGCCGGAAGGTGAGCCCGCTTGATAGTGAAACCCACCTCAGCCATTGGATCCTCCTATGCACTCTAGGCCGCGAGCGATCGCGTATCTAACCAAAGCCTGCATGACGTCAGGCTCCAGGGCGATGCGGTTGCTGGGATCGTCTGGCAGGCCATTTCGGGTTTCCAGAATGATGTGGTACCCGTCGTATTCCACATAAACGGAATCGCCAAGGTAGTCGACGTCTGACGGCGCATCAGTCATTGCCACATACCCCGCCATCATCAACCGTTGAGCCATTCACGCTCCGAACGACTGCAGGGAGAATCTGGCGCAGATTATGCTGCCAGCGAACCGCCCACGGCTTGATGTCCTTTTCATTGGCAACCAAATCGGTCAGCTCGCGCAGACCCTGGACTGCCGCCCCATGGCTAACCCAGCTGTTCTCCAAATGGTCGATGCGGGCAGCCATTGCGCGGACGGTTGCGCTCAACTTCCCAACCGCAGCAGTCTGCTCCAGCGCCATTTCTTTGAACTCGTTGAGGCTTTCCAGCGCCTCATCCTTATTGGCTCTTGGGTGGATAACAGCAAGCTGTGGCAAGCCATCCGACGTGCATAGGTTGCGGACATTCGGCTCAGTAACACCAAATGGAAGCTGCGCGTTGGCGATCCCCGCAGCTGTAGCAAACCCTTTTCCCCGCACCTCCTCAATATTTTCAATAAGCCACAAGGTAAGCCGCGCCACCTCTCCGGCAGTCAATCGATTCACCGTCACTCTATTATCGGTAGACATTGTTGTAGTCCTCTCTCGTTGCTTCTTCGCATTTCCAGCAGATATCGCTGAACTGTCTTGTGTGCTCTGCATGGCAATACAGGCACTTTTTCTCAATCGGTAAGCGCGGTGAAGTCCGGCTCTGATTCAGGTAATCCTGTATTTCCTTGTCGTTTGCCTTTTTGGCCATCCTTGTGATCCTCGTAGTCTTCGCGTTTCAGTAGAACCAGGCCATCTGCACGCCGATGGGGTCGAAACCCCCTGGCAGTAAGCCAGCGTATCTGTGCGCCAGCGCGCTCGCGGCCAGTAAACTCCCGCAGCTCGTCCTGGGTAAGGTAGAAGGTCACACCCGGCGCTCGACCAACCCGTAGCGGGACAGCATTTCCTGTTCTGATCGCTTCTCAGGATCATCATCTTCATCGGCCGATAGTTGGGTCTTTGGGCCGCGCAACATGATCTCGTGACGCAACAGCTTTACCTCTTTAGGGGCCGTAAAGCCGAGGCGAACCTGCTCCTTGGTGACCTGCAGCACGGCCACATTGACAGGCCCAACCACCACGTCCTGTTCGAGCTGCACGGTCACAGTTACGGGAATTCCGCCCCAATGGTCGATGAAATCCTGATCTGCTCCGGAATGCAGAGAAATAGCTGACCGCTCCGGGGCGGTGATTTGCAGGCGTACCGAAAACCGCGATATTCCGACCACGGTAATCATCATGTCATCGCCCATTAGAACGCTCTCTCGGACTCTCCTCGTCAGTATCAACATTACTTTTCCCCATCTAAGTCAAAGCCACCCTGAGCCCAATACGGCGGCGGCTCTGAACCGGTCTGCAGTGGCGCCATTGCTGGCAAATCGTCGAGCGCCCCAGGTGGTGGCGGGTCATCTACCGGGATCTTGCTTTTCGGCTCCATGGTCGCCGGCGGCTTCTCCTTGCCCTTCTTTTTGGTCTCGGGATTTATCTTGGCCTCCCGGTCAATCGTCTTGCCGTCCATCGGCTTGTCACCAGGAACACCCTGGTCGGCCGTGACCGGCTGCAGCTTGGGCTTGGTTGCCTGCAAAATGTCGTCCAGGTCGCTGCCTTTCTGGTGCTCGATATGTTTCCTATCCTTGGTTTCACCAAGTGTCGGTTTCTCTTCCTTGGCGTCAAAGTCGTGATCGAGCTCAACGATCGAATCAGCCACCTCGTCGTCGAATGGCATGTTTCCGACCTCTTCCGGAAACGCCCGGCGCAACGCCAAGGCCTCCGCCGCCTTTATCAGCATGCTGCGCGGGCGCTTCCGCCACATGCTGTTAAGCTGGCCGCTGTTCAGGATATTGGCCGACTCCATGAAGAAGGCCTCGCCAGTGAAGCTGGCTTTAATGACCTCGTGACCAACTACAATTGCCCGCTGCACCTCGACGATCGCGAACTCAGGAACCTGCTGGCCATTAAAATCGAACTCCTTGCCAAGCACGGCGCGGGTCTGACCGATGTACTGCCCGGTGCGGTGGGCGGTCAAGCGAGCCTCATACACACCCGGGAGGATCTGGGCGCGATCGCGCCATTTCTCGTAGCCCTCGATGGTGGTGTATTTCTCTTTGAAGGAGACGATCTCGACCGGTTTTTTGAGCGGGTCCAGTTTCCGCTCCTTGCAGTAGGCCAGGTAGATCAACAGCGTATTGACGTCATGGCCCGGGAACATGTTGCGGCTTAGGTAGTTCCAGGCTTCGTCACTACAGCCCAGCTTGTTGAGTCGCGCGCGCAAAGACTCGCGCTCTTTGGCTTCAGTGTTCATAACGTGATTTCCTCCGCAGTGAATTCCTCGACATCGATAGAGTTGATGTCCAGGCCCCGCTCTGCGGCGAACTCGGCTTTGCGCTTTAGCCAGCCGGGCATAGCAAGGCCCCAGGGCTCGGGGTCGTAGGCGGGCCACTCGTTCTTATCGAGGGCATTGGCCAGCAGACGCACGCCACGGCGGTACTCGTTGTAGCCGTGCTCCAGCAGCTCGGGCTCGCAATAGCAGGCACTCACGGCCCAGGGGTTTTCCTTCTCCTGGGCGATAAACCAGAAGTTGTCGCCCAGGTCGTCGTCGGCAGCGTGGCGGATCCCGTCCAGGTACATCGCCGACTGAACGTGGTACTGGAAGTCAATCGCGAGGCGCTGAAACTTCCATTGTGCGGCGCTGATTGTCGATTTCAGGTCTGCAGCCAGAACCTTCGGTCTGTATCGGTCGGCGCGACACTTGAGCAGCAGGCCCGTCTCCTTGTCCTCCCAGAAGAATGAGACCTCAGACTCGCCGCCGGCCAGGATCTCGGTTGCGGGCTTGTGGTCGCGGATCGCCTTGCCCATGCCCAGCAGCGCCTTGCCCTGCTTGGCGTTGAGAATCGTGCGCTTGCCGGCGGTGACGTAGAACGCCTCCATGACCAGCGGCCAAATCCGATTAGGATCCATCCCGCCCTCGTCGCGCAGGCGCCTGGCCAGCTCGATCTTGGTGCCGCCCACCTTCAGCTCCAGCGCCTTGCAGTGCGCTTTGAGATTGTTCACGCCGTCGATGGCGCCCTCGGTGTCGGCCATGTCCGGCTCGATAATGAATCGCTCCTTGAAGTTTTCAGGCTCCAGAACGAGCGTGTGGTATGCGTGACCCATGTCGAGGTTCGCGTTCTCCTTTTCCTCGCGCTCGGGGTCGACATGCTTGGCGTAGGCGTGCGCCAGGGTTTGCTTACAGATTGTCTTGATGGTCGAGGATCCCCAGGCTCCCAGCTCGCGGGCGTGGTAGTGGTCCTCTGGCATGTTGCGGTAAACACCAGGCGCCGGCGGCGCTGGCTTGACGTGGTCATTCATCATGCTCTCCCTGTTTGTCGTTTTTGAGAAGGCAATCTCTTGCCGTAGCTGGGATAGTAGTTTGGGTGTACCCATATTGTCTACCCTTCCGGAAGATTATTTTTTTTGCGCATCCCTATCGGCTGGTCTATTGTGTGCGCATAACTAACAGGTATTGCGTAGGCATAGAGGAACTAAAATATGAGCGGTCGACCGCAGTCACTTTCGACAGAGACGCTGAACCAGGTTGTAAGCAGCCTGCAAGACAGATTCCGAAGACACCTCGGGAGATACCCGAAAATCGCTGAAATCGGCGATATCCCGATCCAGACAATTTACAAGCTCACGCATAACCCACCGGAAACCTTCAACTGGAAGTTCGACACGCTGCGCAATTTGGAGCGTGGCCTAGACGCTTACGAGCGGCATATTGTCGAGGAGTTGACCAGTGGCGCGAATTCGAACCATTAAGCCGGAATTCTGGCAGGACGAAGACCTGGCAGGCACTTCCTACGAGGCTCGGCTGATGGCCATCGCACTGCTGAATCATGCCGATGACGAGGGTTATTTCAGGGCGCATCCGTCCCTGGTAAAAGCCGCGTGCTTTGCGTTCGACGATGATTCGTCGATCGTTCGACGAACAATCGACGAGCTCTCGAACATAGGGTATTTGGAGCTGTTTTTAGGGCTCGACGGTAAGCGGTACGGTCGTATTTCTGGATTCTCAAAACATCAGAGAGTTGACCGCAAAAAGGAAAGCACAATCAAGGGCTTATATGACTCGTCGAGCCCTCGACGATCAATCGACGATCAATCGACGCTGGAAGGGAAGGGAAAGGAAGTAAAAGAAAAGACTACTAACGTAGTCCAAAAGAAAAAACCGAAAACCGGCAAAACTCTGGTGCCTGCAGATTGGGTGCCAGACGAAAAGCTGTCGGACTGGTTCCACGATCAGCAGTTCGATTTCACACTGGCGAGCATGGTTGAGAGCTACATTGACGGGTGCCACTCGAAGCGCCTGATGTACGTCGACCACTGTGCCGCCTTCCGCAACTGGAGCAAAATGCGCCATGAGAGACAAGCCAAAGGTGGCGGGGGAGCTGGCGAAAGCCGTGCGAAACGCCATCACGACAAACTCCGGGAGATTGCCGAAAGAAGCATCGCCGAGGAGCGGGCTCGCGAGACGAGCGGAGGGGGCGCTACCTGAGCACTGGATCGCGGCCCTGTTCGCCAGGTTCCAGGCCAGATGGATGCACAAGTGGACGTCTGGAATTGACGGGATCGAGGCCGTCGCGGTGCGTGAGTGGAGCAATGAGCTCGCCGGCCTTTCGCCTGCTCAGATCGAGCGCGGCCTGAGCGCCTGGGACGAGGACTGGCCACCAAGCGCTCCAGAGTTCAAACATTGCTGCCTGGGCGGGCAACCGCTGCATCGAACCGGAGCTCACAAGTTATTCCCCAAGGCCCTCCCAAAGCCCAAGGCCAAGGCCTCGATCGTCGAGGGGGAGCTGGACAAGATGCGCCGGCGGCAGAAGATGACGCCGGAGCAGATCGACCAAGAACGCGCAAAACTGATGGAGAGACCATGAAACCTAAAAAACACCGCGGCCTCGTTGCAATCAACCAGGAGCAGGACGCAATCCGTGAATCACTGAGCCGCCTTGAAACCGTGCACCGGGAAGACAGGTTCATCGACAACGCCGCTTACGAGCGGTCGGCGCATAGCATTGCCTACCTGCAAAATCGCCTCCTCGAGCTCACCCTGGAAAAGCATTCCAGGTTCAACACCAAGGATCCGGTGGCCGAGAAGGCGCTGGACGCTTTATGGGTCGCATCTGAGGCTGGCCGGAAAATCACAGCGGCGCCAAGCCAATGAGCAACACCATCAAGCCCTGTGAATGAGTCCTTAATCGGGTCCGGTTGTCCATGTAAGGGCGCAGAGCAGGCGATCTCTGAAAATAAGGGGGACTATGTGTGGCGGGGTATAAATAAGTGACTGAGCTCGTTTTAGAGGTTCCAGACGCGCACCCCCTGTTGAACGTCTGGCAGCGCAAACACTGGCGCGCGAAAAAGGCCTACATCGAGGGGCTGTCTTGGCTTGTATCCATGTCTTTGAGGGAGAGCGGGTGGAAACGCTGGCAAACGGCGCCAATCGCTCGATGCTGCGTACTCATCGAGCGGCATGAGAAGCGGCCGCCGGCGCCAGATTGGGATGGACTGATATCCAAGGCGCTCCTGGATTGCCTGGTCGTGCGGTCAAAGCGCAACCCGAATGGCCTGGGGGTCATCGAGGATGATAACCCGACATGTATCGAGGCCTATGCGATGTTCCCGGGCCTCCATACCAAGCCGCGCATGATCGTGCGGATATTCACTGGCGAGGACCGGATAAACCGATTCCTGGCTGCATACGAGACCAAAATCCGAGGGGGATAGGGTGGTAGAAAAGCATTTGCTGAAATTGAGTGGCAACGGGCCGCACCAAAAACCGGGGTCGAGCGCGGTCACGGTAGAGGACGTCCATGTGGCCGTGGCCTTCATCCAGGATAAATGCGTTGTGGCCCTGCTGCGCGCCCTGTACGGCGGCGACGAATCGGGTCTGGCCATCATCCATCACACCCTTGCCACAAAGTTTTCTCACATACGGCGATGGAGGAAGGGAACCAGGGAAAGGCTTGCCAAGTTGGCCGTCGACGAGTTTTTGTATCCCATCACCTGCGGCCAGTGCGGAGGCGCCGGCAAGCTGCTGGCCAGGCGAGACGGCGAGGGTGTTCTGGAGATTCCTTGCGAGCTCTGCGAGGGTAAGGGATTTCGTCGATGGTCAAACAGGCGCCGGGCAAAGTGTTTGGGGATCAGTCATCAGTCTTGGGGTGAGCTGTACTCAAACATCTACGACGACTACCTCATCCAGCTCACGAACTGGAAGTCAGAAGGCCAGCGCGCAGTGCACAAGAGCCTACACCGGAGCACGCTGCTATGACGGAAACGCGATACACGCCGAATCCTGACCCAAACTGCCCAAAATGCGGCCTGCATGCGCGTATCGACTGGACTCGTCTCGGGCGGTGGATCTGCGTTACCTGTGGGCATGTGTTCATGCAGGACGATGGCAGCGAGCTCGTCGACGAAGAACCAATCGACAAGTGGGGTGACGCATGAGGGAGATTTTAATAATTGGGCGCCTGGGAGCCAATGAACTGTGGGGTGAATACATCACGCGCCTGGAAATGGTGAACGATGAGACGGTCAGCCGGCTTGAGCATTTGATGCGGGTCGAGCGCCTACAATCCTGGCTTGCCGGGGTAAGTCAGGCGTCAGGAATCACATTCAACGGAGATCTGCACTATGCCCAGAGCAGCGACCCTAAAAAGCGGGCGATCTGGGAATCCAGGCCGCTGTGCTGCGGGGTGATTCTGGATTGGGGAATCAATAGTGAAGTCGAGGAGCTGGTCGTCAATAACGAGATTGGGAAGTTTAACCGGGACGATTTTGGAAAGATGACAAACAACGAGAGTTGATCCGAATAAATATAAATAGGGGCACAGCATGAAAAACCGAAAGTTAGTAGATATTTTGAATGAGCGCATCGCTGATCTTGAGGCAGAACTTGCCATGCGCGCTAAGCAGCTCGGTGTCGCCTGCGAAAAGCATGATCTAACCCATGCACTTGCTTGCGGACGGTGCTTGCACGAGGTTGCCGCCGAGAACGAGCAATTGCGCAAGGATATAGCGCGCCGTGATGCTCAAATCGAAACCTTGTCGCGGTGGCTTGCAGAGTATCAGGCAGAGGTAGCCGCACTGCGCGGCGAGGGGGAGTGATGAGCACAAACGACTATTTGAAATTTGATGGGAGATTCTCGGAGCCGCCGTATGACGACGACAAAGATAAGCGCATCGCTGAACTTGAGAATGAAGCAGAGAACTGCAAAAACTATTGCTTGAAACTCTCCAAAACCGTCACCGAACAAACAGCAGAGAACGAGTGGCTTCAAGCACAGATTGATGAATCAATCGTGCGAGGTCAGAAGCAACGGGCAGAGATCGAGCGGCTAAAGAAAGGTGAAAAAGCCGCAGATAAGGAAATCGAACGGCTACGTCTAGTTCTGGATGCCGCATCTTGCATTAAGCACTGGCACGACTCTGGAGAAGACGGAATGGTTGTTAGTGCGGAACATGTGAGGAAACTATGGTCTGCGCTCAACGCCGCTATTGGAGACACCAATGAACCATGAAAACACGTGGGTAAGTGTCAACGACAAAGAGAAGATGGAACAGCTTACTCCTGGTGTATGGGTCTATTGCCGTTTAATTGATGGTCACAGATGCTTAAGCACTATCTCGCCTGATGGGAATTGGCTTAAGACTCGATCAAATGTGACCCATTGGATGTACCCAGAAGACCCAACACCTTATGAGATAATCGACGCCGCTATGGGAGACACCAATGGCTAATGATATGTATGCGCTTCCTGATAGGTCTTTAACCTCTGATCCGGCAATTGCTGCCGAGCAGTGGGCGAAAGCGTTTTACCAAGCAAAAGACGCCATCAACAGGATGATCGAGTTTGAGTCGTGGCAGTAATAGAACTGAAGAGCATCGTGAAATGATATTTGAACAAGTTATAGCATTTTTTCTGATGACAATAGTGGTTGCCAATTTTTTCACCGGGTGGCGTCTAGTACGGGCAGTTTTATGGCTGGCATTGTGGCAAGTGCTTACTCCAATCAGACCTTGGTATATAGACATCCCTCTGTTATTTCTATGCTTTGCAGGAACAGAAATAGCTTTTCACTACCTGAGAATCTTACTTTTTAGAAAGGCGCAAAAGGTATGACAGATAACCAGAAGATCGCGGAGCTTGAGGCGGCATTAGAAAAGTCTTTAACGGATTGCCAAAATTGCATTGCTGAGCAAGACAAGCGAATAGCTGAGTTACAGGAAGTGAACGAACAGCTTCTGAAAGCAATTATTGGTCTTCGTGAAGATGGTAGCTGGATTTCAGGCATATGGGTTCCGTCAGATTCAGCATATGAAGCAGCAGACGCAGCAATCGACGCAGCTATGGAGGGAGAGGAATGAGCGGAGAGACAATGGAAAAGTGGTTAGCTGATGCAAACCAGCGCATAGCTAAGCTTGAGAATGAATTGGCTACGTACACCTCGGCTGAAGCAAACGATCCGAAAACATGGCCGACTGTACTAAAGCAGATGAAACTCATTGGCGAGCTTGAGGCCTACATCGCAGAAAAGAGCGTACCGCTCGACTGGTATGAGAAGGCGCAGGCAGAGAACGAGCGCCTGCGAAATAAGTTTACCAATGCAGTGACTCGCATGGATCGAGCGAGACACATACTGACAGATGGAAAACCGACCCCAGGGAATAACTGGGGGATGCTTGATACTTCAGACTTGGTTGATTAAAAGAGGGCGGCAGGAGAAGAAGGGCGGATCGAATTTGAATCGCGGCAATGAAAGTCCTGGATCTTTTCAGCGTACTAGAGAGCAACCATGGGCAGATAATCAAATCACCATTGCGCAACTGAGGATGATAACTGTCGAGGCACTCCGAGAAGCTACGGGTTGCCCTGACATTATTGGTCGCGATGGCTGTTCGCTGGTCGATAAGATTGAACAGCTAGCGCGGAAACTATGACTGCATAATGGGGATGACTAAAGAAGAATGTTTAAGCAGATACCGTGCCAACACAGACAGGAGCCGCTATGGAGAGGGAAAGATTGAACACGCTGGAGTAGTGGGATAGGATTGCCAGGTCGATAGCTCCGGCAAGTTTTCGACTTTCATGCGTACCCTCTCTCCTAGTGCAATTAGGCCCCGACCCCCCAGCCGGGGTATTTTTTTGCGCGTGATGAGGGTGATTGTTGCATCAGCACATCATGTGCTGGTCGGCTCACCATCCCGGCTCCACCAGGATTTTCCGGGCTCTGGCTCGATCCGGTCGTAGGGAATGGGCGGCCCTTCATGCTTCTGTTTCAAATTGGTTGAGACCTCTTCACTGGCCACGCCAAATCTGGCCTCATCCTGGTCGCATAATGCTTCCCAGCTGACCGGATCCTTCTTGGCGCGCTCCAGAGCCTCCTCGTACTCATCCTTGGCGTACTCCCAGCGTTTCGCCATTGCGCGGATGCGGGTCTGCAAAGTCCGCCGCCGGCAGATATCGGCGGCACTCTCTTGCTTAGCCATGCTTTTTCCTCGTCACCGGCGCCTGGCCTGGCTTGCGCAGGGAGTTGTAGATTTTTGCTGCCTTGGTCTTGCAGGCCGCGGTTTTCCCGCCCTTGGCGATGCAATTATCCCGAATCTTCTCGTACTTCTTTGGCATCAAAAAAACGTCGGCTTGGCGACGGAGCGAACCGCCGACATGAATCCTTTTTGAAGATCCGTTCTGGCAATGGCCAGCCAACGCTGGTCGACGCTGGGATTGTTCGCCAGGTCGTCGATCATGCCGCCGACCAGTTTGGCAGTGTTCTTGACCTGGTTCATGGTGCCGATCTCGTCCTCGTCGAGCTCGCGGTAGCCCTCGATCTTGCGGTGCTGGTTGTCCATGCGCTTGCCCTCTTGTTATTGCAAATTGGGATGGACCTTTGATTGTAGCGCGTATTGCCGAAGATCTTCGACTCTGCGCTTTATGCGCTCATTCCAGTCCGCTACCAGCTCTTTACGGTCCTCCATGGTCAGGTTTTTATCCCTGGCCTGCTTGTTGCGGCGCTGGATCATTTCCGTGATCTCGAACCTTGCCCGCTTGATATTCAGCGTTCTGGAGTGGACTGGATCCACTGCGTAGGTGTTCACGCCGAACAGCCGCAGCGCCGCCTGGGGAACCGTGCTCTTGGGCTGGCCATAGCGGTCAACCGTGTTGTTGAGAGCCCGGTACATGTGCCCGGCAACGCCATACTCGGTAAGCCAGGTCGGGGCCGACAGCTTGTACAGGTAGTTCATCAGATCCGCGGCCTGCTTGGCCGGGTCGTCGTACTTATTGACGATCTCGCGGCCAGTGAACGGGTCGACGTTGGTCTTTACGGCGGCGATCATATCGGGAATGGGGCCGCCCAGGACGCCGGTCGATTTCACTGCATCGCCAATCTCGCCCCTGCCGACTTGCTTGGCCATTTCACTCCACATAGTCCAGGGGAGGAAGTATCCGAAGTCAGCAGCAAACCACCGGCCGCCAGAGTCCTTCCATGGCAAGAAGTAAGCATGGCCTCGATCCTGCAGCCATTTCGGAAGCGCCAGGCGCAGGGCCTCCACGTCGTCGTCGTCGACGTCTGCGGCCTGCTCCAACAATGCGGACATCGCGTAAGGTATGGCAAGATATGGGGCGAAGCGCCAAGGCGCCGTGACCATAGTCTCCAACAACCTCGGGGCGACTTTCATGTAAAACGTCAAGAACGGCACGCCCACCGGTGCGTTGCGCAGGTAGCGCATCGATGGCGTGACCAGGGAATAGTCGAAAAGCCATTTCTGGGCCTGCAATGCAGCGTCCGCAGGATCCGCGCCCTTCTCCAGCTCGTCGATGATCTTGGCGGTCTTGAATATCTGCTCCGAGAATTGGTACGCATCGCTGGCGACGTCCATGATTTTCGACCACAGCAGCTTGAGCTGGACCCATGTGTATTGGCCCTTGGTCTTGGCCTCGAGTTCGAGCATATCCCGCTCCATGCGGAATAACTCTTGGGCGGCGAAGGTCGATTCGGTGACGCCGTACTTCTTTGCCACATAAAAGCCCTTCCACTCGCTCTTTGGCTTGCCCTGGCCGGCGGCGATAATCTGGCGGATCGCCTGGATCACACGCTTTGGTACCCGGTGGAAAGGCACGCCAGACAAGTGCAGCAGCACCCCGTTGGACACGAAGTTTCGCACCTGGGCCGGCGGGTTGGCGGCGACCTTCATCCATTTCCACAGCTGCGTAAACTTGGTCGCATAGCCACCGGTGCCAAGGATCTGCTCGGCAATTGACTGGTCGCCGGATACCACGTTCATCGAACCAACAATGTCGTCGTGGATCTCCTTGCGCACCACCAGGCCGCGCATGACGCCAAAGCGGGGTTTGTTGGGGATCTGCTTGAAGCCATCCGGAACGCTGGTCAGCTGCTCGTCGGAAAGCGCATCCGCGACTGCCTGTTTCATGCCCTGCATGATCTCGGTGGCCTTGCCCTGGTCCTCGACTGGCATGTGGGGTATCTGGGCGTCGAGCCGCTTGGCCTCATTTGCAAGCCAGAAAGGTGTCACTTTGCGGGTATGCGTCTCGCCCTCGCGATCGGTCCAGCTCCACTCCATGATGGATTGCTGCAGGATCCAATCGGGGTTGTTGGCGATATCGGCAAGCCAATCCAGGATGGCCATATCGCGCTCCTGCTGGCCGTAGCCCCTCGAGGCCAGAAACGCCGGGTCGCGGATTTCCCCCAGAATCAGCTTGCGGATCTCCTCGGGGATATCCTTGCGCTGCTTAAGGTACCCCATGTCGCTTGGCATCTTGCCGGTGCTCATGCGGACAATATCCTGGTCCCTCAGTAGGTGCATGAGGTACAAGCGCGGCAGGTAGCTTCCCTTGTTCTGCTCGTAGACCTCCTCGGACAGTAGGCCTCTATCAACCAGGCGCCGGCCTGTATTCATCATCTGCAGCTTGGCCTGGACCGCAGCCTTTCGGGCGGCTTTGTTCTCGATGATCTCTGGCGAAACCTCCGCATTGGTCAGGTACTCAAACACCTTTGGCGCTTCTTCGCCGGCAATAGCCAGGGCTGCGTGCAGCTCCTTGGCGCGATCGCTGATGCTGGCGATCTGGCCCAGGGTTTTGTAGCGGCGCTTCAGGTAGTCCTCGCGGCCTGGCAGGGTGCCGATCGAGCCGAACGAATCCAGCTTTTCGTGCATCTTGCTCATTACCTTGGACATTTGGTTGACCTTGGCGCGCGTGCCCAGGTCGGAGGATTGCTTCTTGAACCTGATATCTTGGTTCGAGGAATCGAAGGTGCCGCGGTTGCTGGTCGATTTGATCTGCTCTGGCTTGAACGCGATTACCTCCTCGATGCGATCGCGCCAGTCTGGCCTATCGCTGTCGCTTGCGACAATCACTACGCCGTCATGTCCCTGGGCTTTAGCCTGACCAACCAGGAACGGGTCGGTGATTCCTTCATACTGATAAATCAACGGATTTTTGATGCTCAGGTAGACCGGGTAGACATAGCCGCGCTGCGCCTTCCTGAGCTGGTCGCGGTGGTCTTGCCATTTCTGCGAAAACTTCTTCAGCTCTCTGTATTTGGGGCTGTCATAACCAAGGTCGATAGCCTCCATCATTGGCGAAGTGCCGAGCTCCTTTGCCTTCTTCTCGTAGGCCTCATACAGTTTGTCGCCAACAGGGTCCGTATTGATTGCTGCATCGTTGGCGTAGCCCTCAGCCATCCAGCTTGAGGGTGTAAAGTGGACGCCTGGCCCCCAATCGACATTTTGTACATCGCCGGCGCGGTTGGTATCGAATACCCGAATGTCGCCGCGCGCTGTGCCGTGGTACATGACGATCGGCTTGCTATCCTTGTCGGCAATCTTGCTGCCCTCGAACCAGGCCTTAAACGCTTCAGTCTCGGTGACATCAGCGGGGCCGTAGTTGTTGGTGGCGGTCTTCTGGAACATCGGGAAGCCGTGCTTGCGGGCGGTCTCGTTCATCGAGTCGGTGATCTCCATCGTCCAGACTTCGACCGTCTCGTTCTCGTAGTACGGGGCGCCGCCCTGCACCTGGATACTGCCAGGCTTCACCTGGGCGCCGAACTTCTTGGCGAACTTCTTGGCGTAGTTCACCAGCATCCGGTCGTAGAACATCATCATGCCGTGCCCGCCCACCTTCAGGTTTTCGCCCTCGATGGTCATCACATCATAGCCGGCGTCGATCGTGTTGATCCGGTTCGTAAAGGTCATGCCAGGCGGGTTCCCTTTGCGGTTCTCCTGGGTCAGGCGGGCCTGGGCGTCGATGAGCCTGGAATAGTTGCCCATGTTCTGCTCGTTGCCGTCCTGGTCGACCGAAATCACCTGGTATTCCTTTGCCCGCTCGAAGCCTTCGCGAGCGGCGTACTTCTTGGCTATCTCGGCGCCGACATACTCCTCCAGCTTCGCCTCCTCGATGCTCTCCTCCTTCACCACGCTGCCCTCGTTCCAGGCCTGGATCTCAACCATGCCGGCCTGGTCCGGGATCAGCATGATCTTGTCGGCCACGCGTGACAGGCTGTAACGCTCTGCCTGCTGCTCGCCGGTTGTCCAGGCAACCAGCTGGGTGCCGTTCCTTGCGGCCTCCCAGACTGCCCAGCGGAACGCGGCCTCGTGCCAGGTCTTTTTCAGCGGCGCATCTGGCACGCCCTTATTCATGGCGCGCTCTCGACCGCTTACCTCTTGGACCTTGAGCTTAAAGTCGACCACTTGCTTAGTCAGATCCAGCAGCTCGTCGCGGATTGGGTCCAGCCTGCCCAGGAATGGCGCCATCGCAGGGTAGTCATCCGCGACCCTGTTAATCTCCTCAGCCATCGACCGCGTAATTTCTCCCGCCGGCTTGGCTACACCGCCGGCGTTCTGCGACTGGCGGAAGCGGTGCCACTTGTCGTAGATGCCGAATATCTTGGTGCCAAGCACATTGTTGAGGCGGTGCTTGTCATTGACCGCATAGATTTCCTCCATGATGTCGTTCGCCAGGTCGGCCTGCTGCGCGGCCTCACCCTCCAGGGCCTCGACCTCCTTCTGGAAAGCGGCCTTGGCCTTGGCCAGCTTTTCCAGCTGGGCAGTGTCGGCTACCTTCTCGTAACCATGCTTGCGGCCTTCCTGGTGCCAGTCGGATTGGATCTCCTCGATCAATGTGGTTGATCGGCTGCTGCCGTCCAGGCGATCGGTCAGGCGAACGTGCATCATCACGTCCTCATCGCCCCAATGCCCGCCGCTGAAGTGCTTGGTCCGGGTCGCGGGCATGTTCTGCAGCTGCAGCAGGATCTCCCGGTAGTTGGACTTCTCGGCACCTGGCAGGGCGTAGTCCTTGTACTCAGCCTCGCGCAGCTGGTCGTTGGTGACGTCGGCGGGGATCGATGGTTTGCCGGTCTGCTGCAGCTTCTCTTGGGCTGCTTCCTTGGTCTCCCGGACAGTGATATCGCGCAGCTCCTCGATCAGGTCTTCGCGGTCGCTGTTGCTGCCCTCAAGGCCTCCCACACTGTTAAGGGCCTCCCAGCCATCGCCCTCGCCTCCGCTCTGCAGGGTGTACTCGTTGGATACCAGGGTCTCGCCCGCGTAGTTGCCGTCGATCGTGATCGACTGCTCGTATTCGGGGAATTCGTAGTATTGTGCATTGGCATAGTTCATCGCCAACGGCATCAGATCCTCGTCGGTCGGCTCGTAGTCCTCGGGGTACTCGAATAGCTCGGGATCGTCGCCGATCTCCATGTCGTTCTCTCTCAGCCATTCACGCACCAGATCGTCGCGGTTGTCGGCCAGGTAGTCCTCTGCGTTGGACTCCAGGAACTCGTCGGACGGGTCGACCTCCCTGACGTCGCCTTCCTGCGTGTCGGTCTCAACGTCGTACTCGTCGAATTCCTCCTGGATGACGCCGTACAGCGGGCGGATCTCTGGGGCCTGGGCGTAGGCGATCGCACTGAGCTCGTCGCGGGCGACAGACTGATTGGACCGCTCGGCCAGGTACTCGTCGACGCCGGTCCATGCCAGCTCGGCCTCTTTCACGCCGCGCTTGCGCAGCATCCCCAGCCATTGCTGGCCGGTGGCCTTCGCCTGGGGGGTGTCCTCGATGGCACGCGCCAGGTAGGAATACAGGGCGGTGGTCGACTGGCGCTCCTGGCTGAAGCGACCGGGGCCGCTCCTGGTCGGGGTCGTGCGGCGGGCCTTCCCGGTGCGGATCCCCTCAGCGATCGAGGCGACCAGCTCGCGGAGCTCGGCCTTGGTAACGACGCCTTTCAGTAGGCCCAGCTTGCGCAAAGCCTTGTTTACCAGGGTAACGATCTCGTCCCAGACCTTCGCCATGCCCTCGCGGGGCTTCTCGGCCAGGCTGGCGAACACCTCCTCGGCTTGGGCCAGGGCATCGCCGGCCAGGTTGGGGTTGTCCTTGCGCACCTCGGCGAACACTGCGGCCATTCCGGGCATGTTCTCAGACGCGGCGATCTTCTCCAGAATGGCCCGCTTCGTCTTGGGGTCGAACAGATTGAGGCCATAGTGGGCCAGGATTTCGTGGCGCATGGCCTCGATGGCCTGCTTCTTGTTGGCGATGTTCTCAGCGACCAGGACCAGCTCGCCGGTCTTGGCGTAGTAGGCGGCGCGCACGGCCTCCTTGATATCGGGGAATCGCTCGGCCTGGGTGGCGATCGTGGTGATCCTGACGTCAACGCGGTTGTTCAGGCCCTCCAGGAACGTGCCCGCCGCTTGCTCGACGTCTGCTACGGGCATGCTATTGGCAGGCTTGCGGCCCAGCTTGTTCTGCTTGCTGAACCACTGCTCGCCGCCACCAGACATTTGCCCCGACTGGCTCAGGGACTTGAGGATCCCGGTTACTTCATCCCGGACCAGGATATCGAGCACGGTCGAGTCGATTTGCTTGGCCATGTTCTCGACGTTGTAGCCAGCTTCGCGGTTGCTGGTGACGACAATGATCGAGTAGGCATTGCTCTCATGCCATTCGCGGAACAGCAGCGAGCTCCCGGACTCCCGGTTGTCTGTGCGTAGGCGCTTCATCATTTCGTCTGGCATTTCCTGCCAACCGACAACGGCGTGCCGGTTGTTCAGGAACATGACGCCAGTCTTGCCTGTGAAATACTCGTCGGCAATCCTGGTTGCGTCGGTGGGGCTCTCGATCAGCGGCAGATCGCCGGTGCTGTTGCGCGGCAGGATGCGCTCGAACTCCGGGATCTTAATGATCTTGACCGGACGCCCGATAGGCTGCTGCCACTGCGCCATGTAATCCTGCTGTGGCGATTCGGCCTGCCCGTTCCAGTAACTCGCGAAGCCCTCCGGGGTGATCGCCAGGATCCCCTTGCCCTCGATGCCTGATCCCCTCAACAGCTGGTGGAGGCGCTTGGTCAGGTTCCTGTCGGCGCCGGATAGCTCCGCACGGCCTGATGGGTGGTTGTGGCCAAACCAGACCTTAGCGGCCCCTTTGACGCCAGCGATGGCGCCCAGGGTATAGCGGGGGTCAACGCTGGCGCCGTCGACGGTCCCGACATGGTGCCGGATGACGGCCAGGGGGCGATCGTACTTGTCTGTCACCAGGCTGACGAAATTCTCCTGGGCGTACTGGCCCAGGTGATCCAGGACATAGGCTGCTGTCTCAGGATTTGAGACATGGGTAGGCCCGCGCAGCTGGCCGGTGGTCTTGAAGAACACGCGGTTGCGGCTCTTGAACTCCTTGCCAGGTTTGATCCCGGAGGCCTCGGTTACGAACATGTCGATCTGGTCGTCCTTGCCCTCGTTCACGACATACTCGACGCCCTGCTCGCGCACGCTGTCGAAGTTGCTGACGATCTCGGCGTAGCTGGCCAGCATAGCCCTGGCCTGCTCTTCCTCCTCGAAGACAAAGCCCGGGATCGCGCCCTGGCCCTTGTAGGCCGAGTAATACCCGCCGTGATCCTTGGCGGCGGCGCGCAGCTCAAGGTATGTTTCCCGTGGAACACGCTTGCCGGTCATCTTGACCACGAAAATGTCGATCTGCTTCTTGGCGTGGTAGTTCTTCACCAGCTCGGCGCCGTGCTCACCGATCTGGACGGAATCGCCCTCGATGGTCATCTGGCGCTCGTCGCCGGCGATGGCTGTCACTTCGCCGCGATCAGGCATCTGCATGTCTTTGATGCGATCGAAGAATTCGGAGATTTCTGTGGCCTCGATGTCGACGCGACCGCGCTGATAAGGGACTTCCTCGGGGTTGCTGTAGCGATCCAGAATCAGGATCCTGGTCTTCACCGCGGTACCGGCGCGCTCAAACGTGACGCGCGGCAACCCGATCTCGCCCATGACAAAGAACTCCTCCAGCTGCCGGAGACGCTGGCGAGTCTCGGCTAGGTCGGCTCCCTTCTTGGCCTTCTTGATCTTCTCGCGCAACGCCTCGGCCTCGCCTTCCTTGCCGTAGATCAGCTCTTCAAACTTCTTGTCGGCTGCGCCACCATCCGGGATCAGGGCCACGATGCGCCCGCCGTTGGTGAGGTGGTTCATGGCCTTCTGGACATGATCGCGGGCCTTGGGTCCACCCTTGCCGTAGGGCGGGTTCATCACGATGAAGTCGAACTTGGAGTCGACCGGGATATCCTCGAAATGCTTATTTTCGAAGTTTCCACTGCCAAGCAAGGAAATCTCGGCGCCGAGTTTCTGGCTTGGCTCGACGAACACATTGCGGGTATCTTCTGGGAAGAAGCGGGCAATGGCGCCATGGCCGGCGGACGGCTCCATGCCGCGCTCGCCAGGCTTTGGGTCTGCCCACTCGGCCATCTTGAGGCCCAAAGGCTCCGGGGTGGCGTAGTAGTCCTGGCCTTCGCGCTGGTCGCGGCGCTTTTTATTCTTCGCCCTAGCGTAGAAATAGGTGATTGCCTGGTCGAAGGCGTCGATCTCCTGCACGCGGCGGTCGGCCTCCTGGCCTCCGGTGCCCTGGTCTGGATTCGGCTCAATCACTGAGGCGTTCAGGTAGCCCTCTCGGAAGGCGACCTCAATATTCCTGGCGGCGTTGCCCATGGCCAGGTTTTCGGCCGTGCGGCTGCGCTCCGCTGCGCGCTGGGCGAACAGGAATTGCTCGAAGCTCACGCCTAAAACCGGATATTCGAACACTGCATTGGTCTGCACGCCAAATCGGTAGGTGCGGCCCTCGGTCTGCAGAGCATCGGTCGGGTGGGTTGGAAGGCCCATATCGATGAGTACGCGCTGATGGGTTCCGGTGATGTCGTGGGCGTCGATACCCTCCTTGCCAGACTGGCGCTGGACAACGAGGATATTCACGCCACTGTCGTCCTTGCGGAACATCGCCAGGGCGTTCTTCTTGGCGTTGTCAGTCACGGATCCGTTGATGAATGCCGCCTGATCGTTGAATTCCGCCTCGATGTAGTCGACCACGGACTTCATATTCGCCAGGGGGAGCTCGCGCAGATCGCTGTAGTGCTCGTTGAACAGGGCAATCTCGGCCCGCAGCTCCTCAAATGCAGCAATTTGCATGGCATCTGTGGGCATCGGGGGCGGCACCAGGTTCTCCAGGCGAAATGGGTGCCCGCTGTGTAGCTTGCGGTAATCGTGAAACACGACAATCTTGCGCCCCAGGGCCAGGTGCTTGCGCACGCGCTCATTGAGCTCGCGGGCTTTGATGGCCTCCATCATCTGGCGCAGGGGAATGTAGCCGAACCTCCCGTCCCGCTGGATGGCCTGTGGCAGGATCTGGAAATAGGGCAAACCCTGGGCCTCGGCCTTGGCCTTGGTCAGATACTCGCCATCGCGGTTCCAGCCGCGCAGGACCATGATGCCCTGGTCGAGGCCTTCGCCAAGCTCGGGGTTTACCATGGGGAACTGGCGACTGTAGTCAAAGCCGAAGTCGGCAGTGCGGCCTGACATGGACCCATCGGCCTTCAGACGCTCGTGTAGGTTGCGCTCCAGGAGGTCCACATTCACGCCGGGCTCTGGCTTGTTCAGCCGCCCGGTTTTCATGTGATAACCCAGGTTGGCCATCAGGAAGGCATCGCGCCCGCTGTTGGGGTCGTTGTAGGCGTTCTGGTCCTTAGTGTCCGGATAGTCAAAAAGGTAGTGGTTCGCGTAGTGCAGGGTCGTGTGGTACGGGAACGGGGTAGCGGACAGGAACACAGCAAACGTGCTGTCGGCGAGTTGCTGGAACTCTGGCGACACCTCAAGGGCCTTTGCCTGCTGCCAGCCGTCGGTGTACTGGCTCTGATTCTCGGTGCGCCAGCGGGTATTGAGATTGTCCTTGGCCTGCTCTTTCAAAATGTCATCAGCTGGTACCGCAGATGGGCTTTCGTATTCGGCAGCGATCCGCTCCATTTCTTCAGCGGTGTAGTCGCGCAGGAATTGCCGGCGGCCGTACTCGAGCTCGCGCAGCAGCGGGATCCTGAAAGCGGCCTTGCTCCAGAGATAATCAGGGTGGGAGCCCATTGCGAAGTGCGCGGCAAGCGCCTTGGCCTCGTCGCTGGTCTGGCCCTCCATGAGCTTGTGCGACTCGTCGTAGACGATCAGGGTGAAATCGCGATCGTGCAGCTCCAGATTTTCCCGGAAATTGGCGTAGGTGGTGACATGGATTCCATCGCCGGCGGTTTTCGTGTCCTCCAGCTTGGTCGCGTCCAGGCCCATTGCCTGCGCGTCGTTGACCCAATCGGCCACTTTCGTCTGGTTGGTGGTGACGATCAGGATGTCGCTGGATCCAGTGAGGCGCTGGTGCCTATTCACGATACCCAGGCCGGTATACGTCTTCCCGGTCCCGGTCGCGTTGGTAAACATCATCCCGGTCTTTCCCTGCTCGACGCGGCGCTCCTGTTTGAGCACGTCGCTCTGCTGGGCCGGGGTAAGGTGGGGTAGGGTCTTGGCGATATTCTCGGCGTCGCCGAGTTTGACGGGCAGCTTATTGGCTTTGGCCTGGGCCTCGGCGAGCGCTTTGCGGTCTAGCTTTCCAGTTTCCGCACCAGCATCTTGCGGAGTGAACTTACGTCCGCCGGCTCCAGGCTGTACTCCGCTATCGCGATCTCTTCCAGGGACTTCTGATTCGGGATATCCGGTATCGACTGCAGCAGATCCGGATTGTTCAGGCTCCGCAAATAGTCCTGTATCACCGTATTCGCCTGCAGGATCGGGAACAGTTCCAGATAGGCCACGATCGCCTTGGGCGTCGCCCCGTTGCGTGCCAGCTGCCTCGATCTCAGGTCCGACTCGCTCTCCAGCCGGCTCTGGCCGGCCTTCCACAGTGTCGCCAGCTGCGGCGGCATCGCGGGGTGGTTGGCGATCTCCTGTCTCATTTCCTGCGGGAACATCGACAACATTCTCGAACTCCTCTGCTTCTGCCGACGCCAGGGCGCCGTCGATTTCCGGGTGATCCAGGTACTCGAGCGGGGTCATGCCCTCGCGCTCTACGCCTGGTACATGATAGGCCGAACGGTAAACGTCTTTCAGGTACGGTCTGACGTTCTCGCCCAGGGCAGCAAGCATTTCGAGAGACCATTCAACGAATTCGCGGGATCCCGCCTCCAAGTGGTAGATCCCAACCTGGACGACCTTGAACATGGTCTGCGGATCCACGCCGCTGTTCAGCTTGCCCAGATCCTTCTTGAGATCGTCCAGCAGGCCCTCGTATTGGTCCTTCGTGACCAGCTTGTTCTTCTCGCCATAGCCCTTCTTGGGCTTGGACCGGCGGCGCCGGGGCTGGTTGGACTCGCGCGGCTTCAGGGCTTTGAGCGGGACAAACACCTGGCCCAGGCGCCCGAAGTCGACATACGCGGCCTCCAGGCCGTCGATATCCTCGTCAAACTCGGTGATGCGGCCCTCGGTGTGCGCGGGGATCTGCACGGCGTCGGCGTACTCGCCTGGCTGCAGCACCACGTTGTCGCCCTTGGCGTACTGGTGGCCACTGCCAGGTTCCAGGCCAGGGACGTACACCGCGTTATCCGGTGGCAGATCCTCGGCGCCCTGGAAGTGGAAGTATTTGTCGATGAACCCGGTATGCTCTGCGCTCAGCGGCTCGATCGGGCGACGGCCCTCGGCGAACTCGATGAAGTTGGCCAGATCCTCCCAGCGGGAGAAAACCCAACCAGCCTCCTGCATGTCTGCCTGGCCCTCGAACGACTTGGGCTTTTTCCACGCTTGGCCTTGAAAGTGCCGGATCGTGCCAGCCAGGCTTTCCTTGATGCCCTGGTCGGTTAGGCCTGCCTGGCCGCGAACGGTCTCCGGGCGGGTGACATTGAAGCCGAGAATGTAGCGCATACCGCTGTCGGTATGCGTGAAGCGGCCGAACCGGAAGCTGACCTCCTTGGGTGGGCGCACCAACTGACTCTCGCGGTACTCCAGGACGTACTGCTCGATCGCGGCGGCCGCGTCGGCCTTGGTGGTGGCGTTTGATCCGATCTTCTTGGCCGCGGCTACCAGGTTCTTCGACGCCATCTTGCGCCAGGCGGTGCGCCACTTGGCCGGGGTGTAGGGCCTGGGCACCAGCTTGTCGAGCTCGCCGGCGAGCTCCGGGTCGATCTCCTGCCCGGCCTGGGCGAATCCCTGCTGGATCAGATTGCGGGTGAAGGTGATCGCAAATCCGCTATCGCGCGCCCTGTGCTCGCCGGCCAGGCTGCGCACGGCAGTTTCCATCAGGCGCAGCTGTCCCTCGTCGACCTCGAACACGGCCTCGGTGTCGAGCACCTGGTCGCCGCCCTCCTCGATGTAGTGGGTAAGGTAGAGCATTTCGCCCTGGCCGTCGTTGTGGCGCTCGATCACCAGGTCCAGGTATGGCTTGTTTGGGATCCGCTTGTGGAAGTCTTCGCCCTCCAGCACCTTCTTGTGCAGGCCCATCGCGTGCAACAGCTGGGCGACGTTCTTGGCGGCGCCGCCGATCTGCTCGTCGCGCGGGGCAATACGGCCCTCGGGCAGGGGTGGCACGATCTCGTCCACGGTGACGTCGGTAATGCCCAGGCGCTCGATGACGTCCTCGGCCCAGCGGCGTGCACGCTCGCGCTTGAAGGTCTTGCCGGCGCGCATCTTGGCGAGCTCGGCGCCGATGTAGATCAGGTTGCGCATGGGGTCCATGCCGCGGGATTTGATCTGCTCGGCCTCGATGTCGCGCGTGTTGATGGCCTCGCGCGGATCCCAGCCTTTCGCGGCCACCTGGGTCCAGGCGTCGTTCATGTAATTCAGCGCCGCGGTGACTACGGTGGGCGGGATGCCTTCGACGGTGTTGATCTTGTCCGGGCCGTACTCCAGCGCCAAGGCCTCCACCTGGTTCAGTGGCTTGAAGGCCACCGGCTTGCCGGCGCCGTGCTTCTTGGCGTACTGCTGCTCGGCGACATCGAGGGCGCGCCCGATCCCGGCCAGGTCCGGCTTGGCGACCTCTGAGCCGACAAAGTGCCCGTCTTTCTCTGACCAGAATCCCAGGGTCGGTCCGCTGGCGATCCACTTTTCCATCACGCCGGCCTGGCGATCGTCCGATATCGCGCGATACCGCTCGGCATAGCCGCGGAGCGTGTCGTTCCAGGCCTTCAGGTCTGCAGGCGGCGAGGCCCGTAGATTGTCCTGGCCGTCTCTTTGTACAATCCACTCGTCCGGGACGTCCTGGCGGCGAGGCCCAACAGGGGCGCCGCTTTCGTCTCGGGATATCAGGTCTTCCGGCCTGGTTGCCTTAACCACGGACTCGGGCACCAGGTCGGGAGCACTGTTTTCTCCCAGCCAGGCCTTGATCTGGCCGCGCTGCTCTCCGATCCCGCCGCTGACCTCGGTCACGTTCTCCGCGACCAGGTAATCGTCTGCAAACTGGTTGATGACGTCGCGGTACTCCTTGCCGGCGGCAATCAGCACGTTGCGCAAGTCACGCCCGGCCAGGGCCGTTTCCAGCTGCGCTCCAACCATGGCCTCGTTCTGGAGCTCGACCGAACGCGCGCTGGTCATCTTCTGGTCGTAGTCCGGGATCTCCGTGCCCTCGGTGATGAAGCCGTAGCGCGCGGAAAGAATCAGTATCGGGGGGCGGCGATCAGGCGGCACCTGGTCGAGCATCTGGTAGTAGGCGCCTTTGTAGCGGTCGATCGCGGCGATCTTGCCAGGCACTCCGGATTTCTTATCGCAGCAGGCAACGATAATCAGGTCCGGGCCGTCCTTCAGGGGCGGCGTGTCCCCCAACTCCTCGGCATACAGGTTGGCCGGGCTCTCGGGATCTTGCCACTGGCCGGTGAATTCCTCGATGGGGGTCAGGCGGGAGACGTAGACGTTCTGTTGCCCGGTAGCTGGGCCTTTCTTCCAGCCAATTGTGGCCATCTGGCGCGGGGTGCCGCCCGGTCCCTGGCTGTCGTACAGCTCCAGGACGCGGCCCTCGATGGTGGTCTCGTTGCCGCTGGTGCCTTTGCCGGCTGACTGGTAGCGCACCATGTCGCCCGGGGCCAGGAATGACCCCTCGGTTACTTTTAAGTCTCCGATATTGCCGTCAGGCCGATCGAACAGGTAAAGATTTACGCCGTCGCCGTCTGCAGGACTCCAGTTTTTCGGGTCAAGGCCCTTGGCTAACGTCATGTTGAAATCATCGCCACGACTTTCTGCTTCAGCCGTGTACTCGGCCTTCAGCCATGCGCGGATCTTTTCTTCGCCAAGACTGGCGCGCTTGTAATCGTGTTTCGGGAATGGTGCTGTGATTCGCCCTGTAATCGTGCGGAACCTATCCCCCTCAAGCAGGGGAACGCGCTTCGCGGGTTTTGCCAGGCCGGCCAGCTCCTCAATCAGACCTTTGTGCTCTGCCTGGGCGTAGGCGGCGACCTCGTTGAACGCCTCGATTGCGGCCTCCTGGGGTGACATACCGCCGGCAGTGAGCTCCGCGAAAGCGTCTTCCAGTGTGTTGAGATCGTTTTCAAGATCGAAGTCGAGCTCGCCAAGCTGGTCGCGCGCTTTCTTCAGGCACGTTGCAAAGGTCATTCAATCACTCCTGGCTTGGGGTCAATGGCATAATGTCGAGCTCGCTGATGCGCCCATCGCTGTCTCTTCGGATTGTCACACGAACCGGACCCGCAAGGCTTATCGGGAGTTGATCCAATCCTGGCCCTTCTGGCGCTCCGGTTCTCGGAACGCCTGGCGCGATCGGATCGATAATACCCTGGCTGCGCATCCTGCCAAGCTGCCGCTGGCTTAGGCGAACCTTCTTCATTTCACCAGGCACTCCCCTAGTTTATTCAGCATGTCCAGCCGCCGCTCGCTCTGGGAGAGCAGCCAAGATGCCTGGAAGTCGTCCCTTCCCATGTCGTTCTCGGTCTCCCATTCGACGAACATGGTTACGCCTTCCAGCTGCTCGGGCTTGAATGGAAGTTCTGGTAGCGTGATCTTCGTCGGCTTGGTAACAGTTTCCGGTTCGGTAACGGTTTCCGGTTTGGCCGCTGCTTCTGGCTGGTCAGTGATGTCGAGTAGGCTCGTTTGCCCTGCCGCCGCGGCCTCGTCTGCCGGCCTGTTGCTGCCAGTAAGGGTGAACCCGCCCAGGTTGGCGTCCGCTTCGGCTTTCTGCGCCTCCTGGCGCTGGGCGTCTGCCCTGGCCTCCTCCTCCTGCTGTAGGCGCTCCAGGTCTTCGATGGTCTGTGGCTGCAGTTCAAGTGCCGGCGCGGCTTGATCTACATCAAGTTCATCCGTGATTGCGATGGGGCGAGGACCTGCAGCCCGATCTATCTCCTCCTGTTCCAGTGCCGGAATTCCACCAGCATCATCAATTGGCGGAATGGGGCGCGGGGATGTGGCGGTGTCGGCTTCCGTTTGCGGCTCGCCCGGAAACTCGCCCTCTCTTTCCGCCTTTCTGGCGGCAACCTGTTCGTCGGTCTCTCCCTTGATCCCGCTGGTTGTCGGCTCGTAATCGTCTCGCAAGAAAGGAGGAATCCCTTTCTTTGCCTGGCCTGATTCGTGCTTGATGTACTTGGCCAGCTCGGCGGGCGCCTCGTCGGTTTGGGCGCCCTGCTCAAGCAGGTAATCAATGCGCTTCTGCGACACGCCAAGGCGCTGCGCTTCGGAGATAGCATCGTCCAGCAACTTGATGCCAGGATCCTGTTCGGCGCCAGGAAGTTGCGGCGCCTCGGCGCGCTTGCCGCCGAATCCCTCTTTGCGGGTCTCTCGCTGCTGATCGCGCTCAGCCTTGGCGGCCTCCATGCTTGGGGGTTCGGTGCGCTCGCCCTCGATGTTGTCCAGCAGGCCGCGGATGATGCGCTCCTGGGGCTTGCCCAGCTTCTCGCCGGCCAGGGCCTTCTCGACGGCGGTGCGGACCTCCTTGACGGTCGGCTTCTTGCCCACCTCGATGTCCCACCGCTTGAACCAGTCGGGGTTGATCGACGGGGTGCGGGTGATTTCCTGGTTGCCGTAGTCGTAGATGACATCACCAGTATCACTGGTTGGCTTGGCGCCATCCTTAGGGACTATGGCGATGCCGCCGCCCTCGGTCAGCTCGCTGACCATCTGCTTCAAGGCGCCGCGGTAGGTCTCGCGCTTCATGCGCGGATCCTCGGCCACCGGGCCGGGCGGGGTCTCGTCGATCGTCACGCCCTGGGCCGGGGTCATCTGTACCGCCGGAGCGGCAGGCTCCGGGGCTGGGCGGCGCTTTTTCTCGTCGATGAGGCGCTGGCGCTTTTGCTCGGCTGTCTCGGTTTTTGTCTCAGTTTCCGGCGCCGGTACCGGCGCGAGCTCTTCCAGGATGCCCCGCTTCTGTTCAGGCTTTTCCTGGGCAGCGGCCTCGGCTTCCTGCTGGCGGATGCTCTTGGTGGCTGGGCGATCGAGTCCGGTTTTCGGGGTTTCGTCTGTTTTTCCGGGTTCTGCTTGTTTTTCGGGCTTTTGCTCGGTTGCGTTGCCGGTGAGCTCCAGAACGCGCTTGTCGATTTCCTCGATCCGCTTGGCCGCGGCGGCCTGCTGGCCCTTGGTCTTGATGCCGGCCAGGTCGCTCCGCTCCTTCCTCAAAGCCTTGAGCTCGCTGTCGGCCTCCTGGGTAGCCGTGGCCTGCATATCCGCCTGGGCTTGCTGAGCAGCTTCCTGGTCGCCGATTCCCCGGTAGTCAGCGGCGGGGGACGCCGGCGCCTGCCCGCCGGCGGCTACCGCGCGGGTCAGTGGGCCAGCATTCGGCAGCAAGCCAGCCTCCATCGGGCTGATAGGCATCGGGGTTCCGACCGCTTGCTTGACCGCCTGGGCCTTCTCCTCCTCTGGCGCGTCCGGCTCTACGCCCAGATTGCGATAATACTCATCCTCGTTGGCGACGATTGCCTCGCCCTTCGCCAGTTGGGCGGTGGCGCTCTCCATCCACAGCTTGCCCAACTCGGGATCCTGCTGGCCTACCGCCTGGCCAACGGCTTCGACCGCGGCCTGGCGCTGGGCTGGGTCTGCCTCGGGGTTTGCCAGTACCTTGTTCAGTGCCCGTCGCTGCATGGCGCCAACCGGTTCAGCGGCGCCGAATGTCATGGCGGACAGGATAATGGTCGGCAGGATGACGCCCTTTGTGCTCTCCCAGCTCGCGCCCTCGCCGACGCCATAGGCTTGCTCGACCTCCTGCTGTCCTGCGCCCTGGGCCAATTCAGTCCCGGTCTCTGCGGCGACGATCTTGGCAAAGTCCTTGGCCAGCTCCCCGGGCCCGCGGAGCCCTTTGGTGGCAGACCGGACCAGATCCGACTTGATTTTGCGAGGCAGCAGACGGAAAAGGCCGAAGGTCACGCGGTCAGCGATCGCCTCGCCACCGGCCTCGATGCCGCCGGTCAGTACGCCGGCCTTCCAAGCCTCATCGTGCGCAAACTCGTCTGCAGCCTGGCCGGTAAGCCCCGCCTGGGCAGCTTTTTTCAGCTGCTCGGGCTTGACACGCTCGTAGGTGTCTTGGGCTTGTGATCCAAAGTACAACGGCAGAGAGGCGAGAAAACCGCCAGCGGCGCCAATGGCCGCACCAGGCGGCCCGCCAAGCGCGAAGCCGATACCGGCGCCAGCCAGGGGAGCGCCCATCGAAGGCGCAAGCATTTCGCCACCCTCGCCAGCCTTGCCGCGCAGACTGAACGCACTATCCTCGCTCTTGACGTCGGCCAGGGCCGACTGCTGCAGGCTGGGGTTATCCTTCAGGCGTTGCTCGGCGCTTTTGACCATCGAACGGCCATAGTCGCTGACCGCAGTATCCCCGCCCTCCGGGTCGAACCACTCCAGGGCCTTTCCTGCCATTTCCGGAACCGTGACGGCAGCACCGCGCGCAATACCCTTGCCCAGCTCTTTGACGCCCCCGACAAAGCCCGGTTCACCGACGGGCTGATTGGTGCCCTCGGTTCGCATCTGCGCCTGGGCCATCTGCACCTTTTCACTGTCGACGGCAAGATTGTCCTCTGGCGCCCCCATGCCGGCAGGCCGCCTATACTTGGCGAAGGGATTTCCCTCGCTCACCTCCTGGGGCTTATTGGGCTCTGTCTTGTACTTGGCGAATGGGTTTGTAAGTGCCATCAGGCGCCCTCTGGCAGGTCAAACAATTCCGTAAACTGCTCCTTGATGCGAGCCTGCTCCTCGGGGGATCCTGCTTTCTTCAGGCTCTCCTTGAGTGCAGCAATTGCCTCTGGGGTTGGGGAGCGGCTTGCGCCGACATCAATCGCCCCGCCCTGCATTGCCATCGGGTCTACCTGTTGCCCGGTGTTGGGGTCCATCAGAATGTCCCGGGTGGGTTGCTTGCCTGTAATCGGATCCACGTCGCCATAGGGAATAGACACGCGCTGGAAATCTGGCTTGGTCAGTTTGGCGTAATCCAGGGCTCGGTCGGCCATAGCGCCTTGCTGGTCAGCCATGACCTTGCCGGCAGAGACATCGTTCTGCTCTACTTCTGATAGGCGCTTGCGCGCATAGTTGCGGTTCGCCGACTGCTGCAGAAAGCCGCCAAGCCCCTGATCCAGACTGACATCACCGAACGCCCTGCCCTCAAGGCGCTTGCGCCGCGCGTCGTCATTCATGCCGCGGTAGATCGAGGCGGCACGCCCAAAAGCAGCTACGTTCTGGTCGATCTGCGCCTGATTCTCCAGGGTGCGGCCAAACGGACCTTTGCCTGGGTTCAGTAGACGCATGAAGCCGCCACTGCCTTCACCCTGGGGCATGGCCCGCGCGCCCTCCTTTGAGTCGGAGTAGATCACCTGGCCGGAGCCAGCCGGCGGCGTTGGGTTGGCATACAGGGTGCCGCTCATGCCGTAAGGACTCCCTACGGTCAACACATCTTCTGGGAGGTTTTCGCCGACACGCGGCGCCTGGCTCTGCGGCTGCGCGGTCTCCTCGGCAATGCCGTCGTTCGCGCCGGCGCCAGGCTTGGTCAGCGGGGCATTGATGCCTGGCACCTGTGGGACGCTTGGGCCGCCTTGCACATCCATGACGTTTGCTGCCGTGTTGCCAATGCCGAGAAGTGTAGCCCCAACGCCCAATGGTGAAGTTTTGGCCCCCTCCAAAAGGGCTGGACCGATCTTTTTCGCCTCGTCCATCATGCCGCCAGCACTTGCGCTGCTGTACATGTCAGGCCGAGAGTTGGCCGCGGCGGGGTAGTCGGGCCGGGGCTTGCCGGCCCAAGGAGACACCCATTCGTCTTTCTTCGGTTTATCAAGGGCCATCGTTATGCTCCGTTCAGGGTCTCGTTGACCAGGTTGACCATAGTATTCTGGGCAGACATCGCGCTGCTCGCCATTGCTCCATAAGCCTCCGCGGCAGACATGCCGGTATTGGCCACTAGGTTGATGCGCTGCTGTAGCAGATTGGCCTGAGCCAGCAGGGTTTGGACGTCGGCCCGCGTCTGCTCTGTTCTGCCGGCGAGATCGAGGCGCGCGCCGTCATAGACGCTGCGCTGCTGCTCGAGCTGAGCATTGATTCTGGTCTTGTACAGCTCCAGACGGGTGCGGTAGGCGCTGGCGCTGCCGTCGAACCGCTTTCCTTCGCCGTCAAGCTCCGCCTCCCAGGCACTCAGGTCGGACTTGAATATGTCGATCAGCCCCCGGTTGTACTGCACTCCGGCGTCGGTGATTGCCGATTCCGCCTGCACCTTTACCTTGGCCGCGTCTACCTGCTGTCCGTAGGCCCTGACCTGCTCGCTGTATGCCTTCACCAGGGCCTCGTCGCCGGAGATCGCGGCGCGGTAGGCGTTGAATTCTGCCTCCTTGCTGCGCACCAGCTGGGCGTAGGCCTGCACCTGCTCGCCGTAAATGTCGACCTTCAGGCGCTCAACGCCCACCTGCTCCGAGATCCCCTTGAGCTGAGCCAGGTACAGGTTGATCTTCGCGTTTTCGGCATCGATCTTCTTGGCCCAGACCTCGACGTCTGCGAGCTCTGCGTCCTTGCGCGTCTTGGCGACGTCTGCCTCGATCTTGAATATCTCCAGATCGACCAGGCTGGATTTCAGCTGCGTCTCGAATATCTGGGTCAGGGTGCGCAAGTGCTCTTGGTCATTGCGCGATTTCTCCAGCAGTAGGCGATACACCTCGACCAGGTACCCGCCGATCGTGCGGGAATCCTCAAGGGCTTGGCCATTGATGTTCAGCAGGACGCCTGAGTAGCTGATGACCTGGTTGCGCATAGCGTCGCGCATGGTGCTGGATATCTGCATGACGAACTGGATGTGCTGGTGCTCAAGTCTGGCACGCTCGATGGCGACCTCGCGGGCCACATCGGCAACACTCCTGGCCACTTGGCGTTGATTGGCCGCAAGCTGGGAATTCAGGGCGATCGGGGGCAAGGCGTAGCCGCGACGGGACCATCGCTCGATCGTCTCGTTATCAAGGTTTCCGCGCTCGCGCTCTGCCCGGGATACCCCGCGGTCGAATATCTGCTGTTCAACGGTATCTGGCATGGCAGTGCCGCCGGCGTAACTGGCGGCTAGGCGCTCCTCGAGCTGCGCCATGGCGTTGTGGTATTCGGGAGCGTAGCGGTCAATCCAGGCGTCGGCGTAGGTTTCCACCCAATCGCGGAACTGCGGGGTCATTTCTTCCAGGCGAGCCTTATACGCGGCAACCACGTCCGGGGCCTCTCCCGGGCTGGAAACGTCAAATCCGGGGTCAAAGGTGGGAAATCCGTCGACTGATGGAGTTGGTCGCAGATCCAGGGGGCTCGTCTCTGGGGCCTCGTACTGCTGCAGCTCTGGAGCATCTGGCAGGGTGATGTTGGTATCTACAACCGGGGCCGGCTCCGTAAATGCACCGATATTGAATTGCGGGCGGTCGATGTCAAACAGGCCGCCAGTATCCAGATCAGGCGGCGGATCCGGGAATACCGGCAACTCTGGAATATGCAGGCCGACCAAATCTCCAGATGGAGACGTAGGGCGCCCACCAGGCAGATTGAAGCCATCCTCAAATGCACCGGGATCTCCCGGGTCATCAAACTCGATGGGGTCAGGAGCATCGAAGTTGAGCGAACGCGGCGTCAGATAGACCGTCGACCCTGCTGCACTCTGGGCGCCAGAGATCGCGCCCTCGGCATTCGCATAGGATTCTGTTGCGAAGGTGCGCGCGTCATTGATGATATCGGTGACTGTCTGTTCTGCGGACACTAGATTTTCCTCCCGGTTATCTGAATCAGCGCATCGACCTGCTCAATCTCAAAGTCGGCGCCGGCCACATTTTCGACAGCCACCGCGAAGTGGTGCCCTTTAAGGCCTCGTGGCAATTTTGCCCGCCACTTGTCTACGCCCGGGCTCCCCTCTACCCTCGAAGACCGCTCTGTGTCGTCATCGTAAGCGATTCCGGCCCGCATTTGCCCTGCCAGCTCTCCCTGTAGATACACGCGCGGGACGCGCTTCTCTCCGGTTTCGCCATAGTCAGATGGCGGCAAGGCAAACCTAGCCGCAATCGGCGCTGGGACATCCTCCTCGCGGTCATACTCGAACAGGCCATCGGGCGAGGCCAGGAATTGCTTACCCTGCCAGCGCAACGCAAAGGAGAAGTCGTAGTCCGGGTAGCGGGTGACGGCGCCGGTAGACTTGTTCATCACATAGGCGATATTGGTCGTAGCCTCGACCACGCTCATGTACATGCGCCCAACCAGGGCGGGTAGCTCGCCCTCGAGGACCACAAACGCCGCCTCCAGCGGAGCGAGCTCGCCATCGAGGAACGCGCGGCCAGGGGTCTCTGCATCCATGCTGCCCAACAGCGGCGGCAGGTAGCCGCGGATCCCCATGGTAAGAGGCACGCTCCCGGTGCCGGTGCCGATCAGCGCACCCAGCTCACCATTGATTGAGGCGCCGCCGTACATGATGCCATCCAGGGCGCCAAGCTGGCCGGACAGGGATCCAACCACGCTGACGACACCTGACATCGAGCCTTCCAGCGGGGCGAGCACGCCACTTATCCGCATGGTGGTCTCGTTGTACAGAGTCATCGAGCCTTCCAGCGGGGCTAGGTCGCCGAATAGGGAAAAGCCTCCATTCATGCTGCCGGTCAGCGCACCCAGGGTTCCACTGAGAGTGGGCACAATATCGAACGATGCCGAGAAACTGATTACATCGAGGGCCGCCAACTCGCCGTCGATGGACAGCTCGCACACTTGGCCCGGATACATGGCAAAAGCGGGAAGTGAAATATTGACGTCCAATGGCTCTGTATCTCCTCCTAATGCGGTAAATGGTGGCAGATCAATAAATTGCGTTTCTGACCACCTGCCTCGGATTATGAAGGCGTAGGGGTACCCAAATTCGAACCTGGTCATTCCCAGGACAGTGAAGCCATGAGTTGGCTCGTAGGTGATTGTCGAAAATTCAGAGCTTGGCGTTGTCAGGTCCGGGAAAGGCTCTTCTGCATCTCCCAGCCTTATATCGTTGCCTACAATTCGGCCAGGCTTCCATCTATCGTTTAATCCGGTTCGACTGTAAAACAGCTGAATATCCTTGGTGACCGGGTGCTCGCCAACGCACAAAGTCCCAACGTCGTCAGCTACCGAGTAGTCCAGAATTTTCGGCGTCATCGGCTGCGTGATCGCGCCGGCGCCATCCATCACCAGCATGGTGAGCTCAAGCCGCTCGTCATCGACGTGATACAGCAGCACATGCTTTCCGCTGGCTTCGTGATAATGAATAGACTTCAGGGCTCCGCGCGTCGTCGTTGAGATCAATGCGGGGGCAGTTTGATTGACAACGTCATTGCTGACGTTCAGTTGGCAGGTTGCGCAGTAGATTCCCGATACAGCACTGATTGTTGCTTCCCAGACAATCAAGTATCTGTCGTTCGCTATGTCATACGAGATATCGTGGAAATTTCCAAATGCAAGGAAACTACCCACGCCAAACGAATAGGCGACGCTATCCTCGTTCGTCCAGACCGATCCAGAAATACTCCACGCTAGGAGTTTGTTGCTGCTTCTTGACCAACACAATCCACGATTGTTGGCATAATCGAACGCAGACCTTGGTTGTCCGGTGAAACTGACTGAGGTTTGCTGCTCAATAGTGACAATGGTGCCAGAAATACTGAGTACCCTTACCTCAAGTCGCGTTCCTTCAGCCCCGAGCACAACGACCTGGTTAGGGGCATAACAAAACATGTCCGTTTTGTAGAATTGCCAGGTAGCATTGTCGATGGCGTAATATCCGCCCTGGCTTTTTACCCCATTAGCATCGAGAGTTAGAACAACTACCTGCGGTAGGTCGGATCCGTAATTCTGGTTGGACAGACACAGAACCTTCCCCGAATCGTTTAAGGCGACCTGGGCAATGCTTTTGGCTGTTGATGCGTCTACCTTGTTGTCATAAGCCCCTGCGCCGATAATCCAGCCCATGTCGGCCTCCTATCAGACCGCAGGTAATGTCACATTGAATGAGTCGACCGGGTTGGGATCTGATGTGACAAGGTTTGGATCAACGAGGTTGATGTCTGCCCCGGTTGTGCTGATCGTTCCTTGAAACCGCTTGGCTGTCGTAGATGCTGCCAGCGGGTCATCCCCTGCCTCAACAAAACGAAAGAAAGCCGCGAGGCCATCGGCGACCACCGTTCCCGTCCATGTCTGGCTTGCCAGCTTTGCCAGGACGCCGGCAGCAGCGGCGGCCGCAAAAGTCAGTCCGCCGGCGCCGCCATTGTCTGAGATCGTAACCAGCAATACCTGAGCTCCGTCGATGGCCGCATCTGCATCCGCTGGCTTTGCGCCCGAGTACCAGTACATTTTTCCGCCATCGAGCGCCGCCTTGAACGAGCCAGTCGATAGGCAATGGTTGCGGAGCCCTGTTGATAGCTCGATCATTGGTTACTCCCTTACTTGGAGATAGGCAGCTGCATCGATGCGTCGTTGACCGTTACCGGGTCGCTCACGTCGATGTTGATGTTCGGCAGGCGGATATCGCCAGACGTCTTACCCACGCTGTAGTCGACGCGGGCCAGGGTGGTCGAACTGCCGTCGTTGTCGGCTGGGTTGCCCTTGAAGCGCGCCCAGCCTGCGGTGCCCAGCGCCAGGCCAAGGCCCTGCCAGTTGTCGCCGCTGGGTTTTTGGATCGCGGCATTGGCTGGCGTGTCCCAATTCAGGCCATTGGTCGGAGACCCGTGGGAGAAGGCTCCTCCGTCCAAGGTGATCCTGGCCAGCAGGGTGCCGGTTGGAGCCGCGTCCGCAGTAGCCGGCTGAGCGCCGGAGTAAATCTCAAGCACGCCGTTTGCAAGGGCGCCCTTAAATCCGACAGTGCCGAGCATTGCGTCTCGCAGTCCGGTCGATGCTTTGATGGTCATGTTTTTTATCTCCAGAAGAATGCCGCAATTGCGGCGGTTGCGGGTTATTTGTCTCGCCAGATACCGAAAGTCTTAAACGTTCCTAGTGGCGCATTTGCTCCGGCCGGGTTTCCGAGGTCGATGTAATATTGGATGTCACGATTATCGCCATAGGCCGCGTTGTATAGATCCTGGTGTGTCGTCCTAATGTCTTGGCCACCACTTGATCTCACGTTCACGATGTCGACCATATAGCCATTGAAGACATTGGTTGCGATAGCCCAATGCCCTTTCGGGTGAGGGGATATCGAAAGAGTCGGAGCCGTGTCGAGTATCTCGTGATACCCACTGCTCCAGAGCTCCAGCTTTGCCCTGTCTGCAACCACGAAGCCAGTGGTATTCCACAGTGGAATATCCAGGCCTGCCTCTAGGCTCTGGTCGACTAACTCTCCGTAGGCATACAGAGAGTGCCCAAAGTAGGTCTCTGTAAGCAGATCATTTGACCCCTGATGGGTTTGCAGCCAAGACAAGCTCCGGAGGTTCATCGCGGCGACACTGGCAACGTAATATTTCTGGTTTCCAGCATAGGTGCGAAACGTGTCTGGGTAGCCGCTAAAGTCGGCAATGGCGTCCCCGGTCACATCAACTCCCTGAAGCGCCCCCGTTGAAAATTCCATTTCTGCTGGCGCGTGCGTAATGATTCGGTTCGTTTCCACCCAAACTGGCGGTATGTTCGGATCGGGATCGTCGTACCATGCCTCGATTACCAGCGCGGACTTCACAACCCCATTGAAATCGTCCGGCCAATAGGTGCCTGTCGTATACCTGAAGTAGTCTCCTCCTTCGATCCACATATCCATCGATAGCGCAACAAGGGTGTCTTCCCCATAGGGGAGACGCGCATCATTGAACAGATAGTCAGCGTCTACGAAATAACGACCAGTGTCGCTGAACTGCTCATCCCGGATAACTGTGACCGATGGAGTCCAGACTCCAGTAATCTCGTTTACCGTGATGCTTATCTCGACCTCGATTAGGCCCGGAGAATCCTCATAGCATGCTTGTATCCACCCTGGGGCTGATGCTGCTGTCACCCTCCAAAATCCGAATGCCGAATCCTTGAAAACGGTTTCACCGCTCCTTGTGAGAGGCGGCGTGAACTGCTCATAAGGACAGCAGGCGGCGCGTGTACCCTTGCTGTTGAAGTTCCAGAGCGCCAGGCCGTTACCTGGAGAGACCCAGCTTGGATAGGTTGGCGATACAGTTTTGACCAACCCTGACGGAACATAGATGTCGCCATAATTTCCGGCCGGCCAGAAATGAAAATTCCCGGAGGCGTCCGTCATTATGAAATAGTCGACGCCATTGACCGTCTGGACGCAGGCCCGGCGCCACCAGTCGGGACTCGACAGCAACGGGGCGCCATGAGCAAGGGCATTGCTTCCCTTGGCGCTATAGAGGGACGGCCTCAGATCCCACCCGGTATCCTCAACCAGATTCTTTGAAATGAACCCGGCTGCATAGTTCATGCGCGACAGTTTGCCGACGCTGCTGTACCCAGGAACCGCACCAGCCGCAGAAGTAACGAAACGCTCACCGTTATTGTTTGGCCACCACACATACTCCCAAGCACGTTGGTTTTGCCACGCATAGGGAGTGCGCATCAAATCTTCGCCGTCAATGTCATCGCAGGGAAAGACAGGCCAGGGAGCTTCAGGCGGTGTTGAGCACGTTCCGCAAAGCTCAACGAGGGCGCGATTGCTGTGCGACCTACCGATTTTCGTAAATTTGTGGTTTGACCCTCGCCCACAAACAAACACGTCTCCAGATCCATCGAATGGCGGACTCCCAAGAAACGCGGTATAGATTCCCTCGGACGTGAAGAATTCGTATTCTGGGCCACCAGATTCCGTATAGATGATGATCTTGTGCCGATTCTTCGCAATCTTCAGGACTGCCCACCCATCCCGAAAGATCAGCTTGTAGGACATCGTGGCTAAATTCGGGACGCGCTTGCGGAAATCTTCGACCTTGGCACGACATTCCCGGACATGCCTGGCCGATAGCCCCTGATCCCCCAAGAGGATCAGGTTCTCTTGGTGAGGAATCCTGCTCATATCTGGCCGTGCTGGTACCTGTATGGGTTGTCCGCCTCGTTTGCCTTGCTCGCGCGGACCCTGGTGAGTGTCACGACACGCTCAAACCCGCAGCTACGCACAATGCCAACGGCGCATCGGTCTCCAGGGGGAACAGATACGCGGCTGTCCGTCAGGTTCTCGAACGGAAGAGCTCGACACAGGCCTCGGGTAGTCCAGAAATAAACCACTCCATTGTCATCAAAGGCGAGTGACTGGCCGGGGATCACGCCATAGTCGGCAAGCTCATTCAGGCCCTCGTCCAAGCTGTTGACCAGAATTCGGCGATCAGTTCCAACCAGTAGCCCAGCGCGCTCCATGTCGGCCAGTGCCGTGACCTTCCCGGGCGTGATGAAGTCGTAGGTTCCGAAGTGGAATATGTGCGGCCAGTAAGGGTCTGATGCGACGACCATGCCCGTCCCGTCACTCATCCCGTCGATGCCTTTCCACAGCCGGCCGCCACTCCAGGCGATCGGACCACCCGCCGGCGGCACCTGGCCGTCGTACTGCTGCTCTTCCATGACCGCGCCAAGCTGGTCAATGTCGTGCACCACCTGGGCGGCATGGCGCAGCGCATCGTCGTTCATGCGCGACACGAAATACCGCGGCGTATAGCCCGCCGGGATATCGGGTAGGTAAAACTGCAGGCCGGCCCCATCTGAAAGGGCGGTTATGGCTACGATTTCACAGGCCGGCCCCTGGCGCCCGCGAGGATCCTCAAGAGCCATCGTTGCCAGGTAGCGGCCCGCCGGAAGGTTCCCGGACACGATAGAGATCAGCGGCGGGATCGGGATCGGGATCGCCATCGAGTAGGCTTCACCGCCATCAATTACCAGGTCGCCGCTCTCGTTCGAGACGTATACCCGCTCTCCATCAGTTGCCCAATGGGTCTCATTGTCAGACAGGTTGTTGGCCAGTGCGATCAAGCCCAGGGCGGATCCAGACACCTCATACAGGGTGCCTGATATCACCAGGAACAGACGCGACTCGTCTGGGGTTGCCCAGGCTGCCGTGAGGCCTGGCATATCGATAACCTTGCGCGAATCTCGGCGCCGGCGGATCCGCTGGCGATCGTCGATGTCGATATTATCGGCTTGGGTAAGCTCTCCCGGGCGCATTGCCCTGGGCTCCGCTTTGTTGTTCAAGCCCATAAACTGGTTGATTGGGAGGCGGGGTTCGCTGTACTTGTCGTTGCGGCTTGCCATCGATCAGAACCAGTGCGCGCGGCTTCGAGAGGCCCTGGATGCGCGCCGCTTGTGATTGAGACGCTGCGCTGTTGGGCGCTGCCCAAAAAACGCAGTGAATTTCTGGGCGTGTTCGTTTGCCCTGCCCTCGTTATAGGTGTCTTCATCGTGGCGGTTGTAGGCCAAGTGGTACACCCAATCCAGCATCGGGAAGTGGTCGTGAGGCGGTATCTCCAGAGAGCTCTCACCATCGTCAACAGTAATAGTGGCCTTTGGCTCCCGCTGAACCGTCAGGGCAAGCGTGGTGTCCTCGATGGGTTCGCGGCTCAGGGTAAGCACGTATTCCTGCTCATCGGTGGTAAAGCTGGTCGACACGCCCTGGCGCTGATGCCAATTCGGATCTCGCTCGAACAATTCGGCGCTGGTTTTATGGTCGAGCGGGTATCTCTGGCCAGCAAGCCTGGCTGACTTTATCCATAGGATCCTCTTGTCGAGTGGATAATCGCGCTGGCCGGCTTTGACATTTATGGTGCAGATCGATGCGGTAGTCTTATCGATCAGCAGTTCAGAGCGGATGCAGGCTTCGCGCTGGGCGCGATCCATATAATCGATCAGGGTTGCTGTTTTCCAGCGGCAGTCCGCATCGCTGCCAAGCTCGTCAAGCGGATCATCCAAGTCGGACCGAACCACGGCCAGCAGCTCGTTGATGGTTTTCGCCATGATTGGTCCTCGTTACCTTGGGTTGATCGTGTTTACGGGACGCATGACCCCGCCTTGCTGTTGGGAGAAATTACGGAGGAGTGCACAGGACGAACAACGATCGATGAGTTCGTTTTCCTGCAGACGGTCGATGATGGATTGGTCCATCCTGCTGCAGCAACATTGAAGCTACCGGCCTGGCCGACTCCGGACCCAGCTCCAGAATACCCGGTAGCGATGAAATCAGTTGCCAGGCTGCCTGGATATCCAACCCCATCGCCAATTGATGCCTCGCCAGGACCGCTGAAGGACGTTCCAGCAAGGAGCGTTCCATCCTGCCCAGATCCAGATCCCGCGCCAGGCTGGCCAGATCCAGAAAAATCGATACTGGTCGATGTGGACAAGGTGCCAACATGCCCGGTCCCAGCTCCAGCTCCGCCAACTCCCTGATCCGCAAAGTCAGCAGCCAATGACCCAGACTGCCCGGCACCCAATCCAGCCCCAGCGTCTCCGAGGCCAGAAAATCCTCCTGCCGTGTCCAGTGTTCCTGTCTGCCCAACTCCGGAGCCGACGCCAGCGGTTCCTGAGCCAGAAAAGTCTATGCTCGATGTGACCTGAAGCGTTCCGACTTTTCCGGATCCAGAGCCGGCGCCAGCGGTTCCTGAGACAATGAAATCGGCAGCCAGCGACCCGGTATATCCAACCCCTGCGCCAACCCCAGCAAGCCCTGATCCTGAGAAGTGCACGGCATCGGTAAGCTCAAGGGTGCCTACCTGGCCTGCGCCAGATCCCGCTCCTGCCGCGCCTGCTCCAAGGAAGTCAGTAACGATGGACCCGGAATAACCTGCTCCAGACCCATTGCTATTGACACCCGCATCGATGAAGTCGGCTGCAAGGGTGCCCTGGTGCCCAACCCCTCCTCCAAGCTCGTGCGAGCCCTCACCGACAAAGGCAGCGGTCAGCGTACCGCCGTAGCCAATGCCGTCGCCTACCTCAGCAGTTCCTACGCCGACAAAATCCGCGGTCAGCGTACCAGTCTGGCCAGCTCCCGCGCCTACCCCCGCCGCTCCAACCCCGCTGAAATCAACCGACGCTGAAAGCGTGCTCCACGCCCCGCTGACTATGACATTAGACGTATCAACCCCGTCATCCCAAACCGCTGCAAGTTTGTAACTCGTGCTCGCGGTCAGCCCGGTGATCGCAGTGCCGTCGAAATCTACCGTCGTACTGGCTGGCGCTGTATCGCTGCCGAAAATGCCGTTGCTGACAGTCCCGTTGATGATCTCCGAAGCGGTTGGATCGCCCTGCGCAGACGGGTAGACGGCCCAATAGATCGTAGCCATTAGAAAGTCACCGTGATGCGCGGAGTGACGCTATTCTGGGTTATCGACTCAGCGGATATGGCGCTGAGCGTTGGAACACCACCAGCCGCTTCAACACCAACAATATGTGCTGACTTTCTTGTATCAACAAACAGCCTGCTTACATCACCTGTCTGAATAATGTCCCGCATCTCAACCGCGCGGACCGCCTTTCGAGTGAAGATCAGGCCGTATATTTCAATGGGATCACCGGCATTGCCTACAGTGATAGCACCCACGTTTGCAGCATTAGGGGATGCGGATCTTTGAAAGGTTTCGAAATATCCGGTTGAGACGTTCTTGATGAAAAAGTCTACGGTAGCACCATCAAACACTGCACCGACGAGGATTCTGTCCCCCTCTGTAAATTTGGCTGATGTCTGGATAGTGGTCATCCCACTACCAGCAAAATCAAACGTTAAATATTTCGCATTTGTCAGAAAATACAGATTAACATTTTCACCACTACCCCCATACCGCACAATGTTGTACGCACCTGCGGCGGCAGGATCGGACTGATAATCACAGACAAACGTAAACTCGTTCGATGGCAATCGAGCCACTTCTGAGGCATAGCCAGCCGAGCCGCTATAGCGAGTCTTGTCTCCCTTCAGCGAAGCATCGCTATCAGATGTTGTCGAGATATCAGGGTCAATGGCAGAAATGAACTTTTCACTTCCGCCAATATGATAAAACCACGCACCTTCAGTAGCCTTATCTACCAGCCTAACGGAACCCCTGGGCCAGACATACCGATTGATCGGTCGTCCATACCCACCGGGGTTGAACCGAGATCGAGGAAGGTGGAACTTTTTTGCCATTACGCTTTTGAGTTGCTATAGATCGGGGTTGCGCGCAATGCCCATCCAGACGATATGCCAACAGTTCCAGCACCACCGTCTTTCCAGTACAGAAAATAATCCCCACCGCTGAAGTTCACTCGGCAAACCGTTGTCAGTTTCTGAGCAGCCGCATTATCCGGTTTGATCGAGAATCCCCCGATCTGATCGAACAGGTAAGTTGTCGTTGGAGTTGGCGCGCTCGCCGAGTCGCTGTTGATCTTCCGCTCAAGGATCGTGATAAACGCGCCAGCTGTAGGTGTGCCGGTAAACGGCGTTGCTGCTAAGTCTATTTCAAATACAGCGAACTCTGCACCGTCAACATCAGCAAGCAGGAGATTGTCGTCATCCGCTTGTGACACTGCACCATTGGAGATCGCAGCACCGGATGCCTCCAGGACGATTTCTGTCCCGAGATTTAGTATGGTTGAACCTGATGGAGCGGCCATGATTATACTCCGTACAGCTTATCGACTGCTGTGCTGACGTAGGTGGTGATGTCTGCTTCGTCTGCACCCAAGATTGCTGATACTGGTGCGTTTTCAAAAGCATTATCCACCAGACCAATCACCGCGAACACGATCTGATTTGCCACAGATTGCGGTCCTGCCAGTGTTGACTTAGCCCATTCTTTCGCCCCATCACCTGGGGAAGCAGAAGTAATGATCGCGGCTGCTTTCTTCACACAGGCTGATTCTATCTGCCCGACAAACGCTCCCCACCCAGGGTTCGAAGGTAACGCTCGGATCTCTAACAATGTTGCCATCTAATTTTCTCCTAAATCCAAAACCACCCTGAAGTTGTTAGCGCCAGGCGTCTGTAGGCGTAACATCTACACCATCTACGATAATTTGCGGATGGCTATAGTAATTCTCGTTGATGCACGAGACGCCATCCGTCTCGCCCTTGCACCAGCTCTGCGCCAACCCTGTACGCTGTAGAACCTCAAAATCGCCAGTCACGTTTTCGAAAACAATGCGCGCCTTCTGTTTCCAACCTTGAGGAACGGCAAGCGGAAATCCCTGAACGATGCCAGATCCTGTTGTATTCAGCTTCTTTGCTTTGTACTCATCGGTCATCAGGTTTAGCGTAGGAGCCCATGTCGGACCGGCATATTCAAGAAGGGTATCCCAATCCTGAAACGCATTAGCTTTCCACCATTTATACAATGCTTCTGACTGACCCAGAGTGCCGTAGGGATAGCTGCTCCGCACCATCCAGCCATAGCAAGGCGGCTCTCCGTAGCATTTCAGGGTCATGTCCTTGACCACCGTTTCTATCATCGGGAAATCCCAAGATTTCGGGTCGTTGTACTCTTCCGTACCCCACACAAGCGGCTTATAGTGGTCGCCATCCAGCCTACGCTGCAATGTCTGAATCGCTGGCCTCGCACGGAAAGTGGCAGCGTGATATGCGGAATTGGCATTCCTACGTGTGTAAACAACTCGGTTGCCCTCAAATAGAGTCTCCCCGTTCACGTAGATATCTATCGGCGGCGAACCTCCAATGGTCTGCCCCTTATCATTCTGCACCACCGTGCCGTCGCACTGAGCATTACAGATCAAGTTGTCTTTGATGATGGCGCGTTGCGCAATCGACCGGAGAGCATGACCAGAGCCAGCGGATTCGATCCGATTGCGCTGGATATTGGCGTATGCCGCGTTGTCGATATAAAGGCCATGCTGGCTATTACCACGCCATAAGGTGGAGTCGAGGACCTCAACGTACAGATGGACAGCCGACGGCGAAGTAATCAGCGCATGTCCTGTCCACCCTTCAAGCTCTACATTATGAGCAATAATGAAGTGCTTATTGTTGGGGGAGCCAATGCCACGCATACGGACATTTTCAACGAAGACGCCACCTGGCTGAAGGTCGCCATGATAGGCAACTGTTGACCCCATACTGATAAATGGCTTTGTACCGTCTGGTTTGGTAACGCCCTGCACATGCACACAGCCTGAAAGATTTTTCAGGTTCATGTTCTCGCCAGACTCAGCCATATCTTCGGTGATTACAAGTTCATGATCCCAGGAACCCACCTCGCCGCACATGTCGATAAAGCGACTCCAAGCATCTTCCGGTGACTCATAGGCAGGTTGCGGGTATGCCGCATACTTACCATTGCTTCCCGCGACCATGTCGGTAAGCGGCTTTAGATAGGTGTACGCTGTCGGATCGACCACGGGGTCAGGATCGACCACGGGGTCAGGATCGACCACGGGGTCAGGATCGACCACGGGGTCAGGATCGACCACGGGGTCAGGATCGACCACGGGGTCAGGATC